TAGATAAAACTCTAAAAGCTTTTAAATATATTGAAAAAGAATTTGAAGATTATGATTATGTTATTAGATCAAATATAAGTAGTATTATTGATTTCAAACTTTTATCAATTGAATTAGAAAAGACACCTGTTATATATTATGGTGGAACATTTATTATGAATTTACATTGGCTTGATAATAGTGCAGGTATAGTAGATAATAGATATTTTAATACGTTTTTTGCTTCTGGAACAAATATAATAATATCAAAAAAAGGCTATAAATTATTAATGGGAAATATTAATTTAATAGATAAAACAATAATAGACGATGTAGCGATAGGTATATTATTTAAAAGTATAAATATATATCATACAAATATATCATATAATAAATATTTTTGTATACCTATATTAAATAACATTAATGAAATTAATAATTTAATAGAAAAAGAATATATAGTTTATAGAAATAGAAATGATATTGATAGAAATATAGATGTTCAACAAATCAAAATAATAACAGATTTATTATCTAAAAAATATTTACAAAATATTTAATCTTTATAAGCTATTTTGATCTTATCTCTGCATTTTGTGAAATCTACGAGATTTCTATAAGGACATTTAAATACTAAAGATTCTTTATTATTTAATATGAATCTATCAACATCAATATGTTGATATAAATTATATAATTTTGATACGTCGTTTATTTGTGATATTAGATAATTCATCATACAATCGTAATGTATAGGAGGTGATTTATATTTATTATTTTTATCAGAATATACAGTATTACATATTCTTTCGTTTTTTTCTAATATATTATAGCATATACAGCAATTTATATCTTTTGATACATTTATTATATGTGTATCAAATGGCATATTAAGAATCGTCCATGGGAAATTTTTTTTATGCATTTTTTTTATAAGATTCATACATTGATTATTGTAACTAATACAATATTTTTTAGCATAAAATGATGGGTTTAAACATAAATATGTTTTAAATTCTAACATATCTTTAATTATTTTTGTTGATATAATATTTCTTTCATATTCACTATATTTATCTATAAATGTACCAGTATTATTAGATAGTTTTTTTCCTTCTTTTGTCATTATAAAAGCGTTACATAGCATATCTACATTATAAAATGGCGGTGTTAAACCATCTTTAACAGGTAATGTAATGTTTATAAATATATCAATTATTTCACCTTTATAAATAAAAGGTATATTACCAATTATTAAAGATATTTTGAGTTTTTTAATAATTTTAATTTGGGGCATATAAGGAGGAGGTAAAAATGTTACAGTCACACATTTATTGAAATATTCATGGATAAGTAATTTATTTATAAATCTATGTGTTACTTCAATGTTTTCAAATGATATATCAATATTCTGAGGAAGAAGAGTTCTATATGCTGTTTCTGGATCAAATGATGTATTCCAAAATTGATCTTTATCAAAATTAGGATCTTTTTTAAGGTTTTTAGTATTTTCATTATATTTCTTTTTATAATATTCTGATATATACTCGTCTCTAACATAGCCGCCATATATAACACCGCCTTCATTAAAAACTAGTTTTTTTAAATTATTATATGCTGCATTTTTAACTTTTTCTTTAACATAATTTTCAGATTTATTCATTTAAGATATTAAATGATTATTATTTATATGTCATTTTTTATATGCGGTAGAGTACATAATTTAAATAATTTGTAAAATATATTAAACTATTCTAAAAATCTAAAAAAATAAAATTATGTACTCTTGATGGTTTTTTCTAATTCTTATGTATTATTTTACTATATTTAAAAAGACATTCACAAAATAGCTTATAGATTTTTGTCAATAGCATCTTTTCATCTTTTTCTGACAATTTATAATTTTTCATATCGCGATTTTGGTAACTAAAGTCATAATTATTTGTAGATAAATCCCAGTGTAATATTGTTCCAATTTCTTTCATAAAATATTGTATTACATCATATTTAATTTCAATATTATCTTCCACCATTTTTTCCATAAAATGACTAATTGTTGTTTCTAATGTAATTGTAAAATGATCTAAACCATCTTTATAATTTTTTAAATTCCAACTATTATTATTATAAATTTCAATAAAACTGTCTTTTTTATTTAACTTTCTAATATTATGATTTTCTGGATGAGATGGATCAAAATGTTTTTTGGCAATAAGATTACATATTCCATCAATTTTATTTTCAATACAATTATTCATAAATTTAATAAATTCAGGATCATTAATTATATAATCTATGTTTTCATTACCAAGATTATTCACAGTTATATTGATAGTATTATTGATAGTATTGTTATTTGTTATATTATTAGTTATATTAGTTGTATTATTAATATTTATTAATTTTGAATTAGCAATATTACATTTTTTTTCATGTTTATATCGCGTTATGCTTTTATTAAACATTTTATTGCATTTATAACATTCTAATACAGATGATACTCCTCTGCAACTTTTTATATGATTATTTAAACTTTGTCTTGAGCTTAATTTTTTATTACAAATATTACAAATGAAATTATCAATATTATTTTGAATATATAATAGATGTTCTTCTTCTTTGTTTTTATGCTTTAATGTTTTTATATGTTTATCATAATTGCATTTTACAGATGTATTATAATTACATAATTTACAATTATAATCCATGATATTTTATATATACACATTTCTTTATGTATTATTAAAGATTTTTATGAAAAAAGTAAAGATTTTTACAAGCTTTTTATTATATTATTAGCTTATTATATTACTATTATGATAATATATATAATAAATATATAATATAAAAAGTATAAAATAAAGTATAAATAAATATATAAATGGAGAATATATATGCAAAATATCAGAATCTAAAAAGACTTTCTAATATGGCAAAATCTTATAAAGTATTTTCTCCATTTTTATAGCTAATTTTATACTTTTAAAAATTACTAAAACTTAAAAACGTTAGCATTATAATTGTATTTATTTTATATTTTAACTATTTTACATAGTGAAATATACATTATTTTAAAAAATTGTTTATATAAAAATAAAATTATACGTTTATGCTACTCTTTTCAATCTTTTTAAGTATATAAATTACAAGGTGAAAATGTTTTGCGATGAAACTGGGTTATACCATATTTTTTAATAGCTGCAAGATGCTTTGGTGTTCCATAACCTTGATTATTTCTTAAATCATATTTTTCTAATTCTGGGTTTTTATCAATTAATTCTATAAAAGATGTATCATGATAGTCTTTTGCTAAAATAGAAGCAGCAGCAATATTCAAATATTTAGCATCGCCTTTTATAATACATTCATGTGGTAAAGCTTCGCTATCAATACCAGGTGGTATATATCCATTAAAATGAGTTCCATCTATTAATATTTTTTGAAATGAGTGTTTTTTATAGGCTTCATTTATTGCTCTATACATAGCTTTCATAGTAGCTTTCAAAATGTTAGAATTATCAATCTCTTCTCTAGAAGCTGTTCCAATACCATATGTAATAGCAGTTTGTTTAATGTATTCAGCAAGTTCTCTTCTTTTTTTTGCAGATAATTTCTTTGAATCTTTAATAGCCTTATATTTTTCATCATCAAAAGAGTTAGGAAATACTACACAAGCCGCAACAACATCATATATTAATCCGCCTCTATTGGATTCATCAACACCAGCAATAAGAATATTGTTATCATTATGATATATATATTCTGTCATGTTTTATATATTAAATAATATATATTTATATATAAATAAGAGTACATAATTTAAATAATTTGTAAAATATATTAAACTATTCTAAAAATCTAAAAAAATAAAATTATGTACTCAAATTATCTTAACCTATATCATTTTCAATTTTAGCTTTTGAATAGTACATCATAGTATCATAAGCAGTAGTAATAGGTACAACATAATCTTTAGCAGCATAAAATTCAGGATTTTTACGACCACTTCTGTTTACTAATGTTCTTAAAACATTTAAATCATGTAATTCAAATCTCACACTTATTTCATCAACTCCATTACCTAAAATAAAAATTATAGGCGATATTATCTTATCTTTTTGATAAGATCTTTCATTGTATTCATAAAAACTATTCGGATATTCAAAAATAGTTGAAAAAACTCCATCAGAATTTATTTCAAATATATTAGGAGTACCTTCAATTGCCATCTCATATGACGGAAATGGTAATCCTGAACCAGAATAATTACTCATTCTATCAATAGGCGCAGGTGCGGTTAATAACATATATTTAAATTGAGCAGGATTTTTAATATTACCAGTTATTGTAATAAGACTATAATTTTCATTAAATGATACTTTACAGTCTACGTGTTGATTATTAAAGTTCATATCTCTATATAAATATAATATCTAAAAAAAAGTTAATTATTAATTTAATTGTCTAATAAGATCTACCGTCTCCTAGACCACTAGGATTAATCTCCTGTCTATAGCAACTGGTAGCATCACATTTAACAATATATCTTTCAGGATGCATTGTTCCAGCATCATTAAAGTCTCTTTTGCAGGGAGCACATGGTGCTAATTTAAATACGGCATTTTCGCGATTAGCATCTATAATATTATCAGCATTTCTTTGTAAAAACATTCTACTCTCATAGCTACTTTTAATCTGATTATTTTTAGATACATTATCAAATAATTCAGCATTAACAGAACATCTTGGACGATAATCTGTAAAAGAACGACCATCACTCATTTTTGAAGGGCAATTATTGTTATTATTCATTTCTATAAGATAAATAAGAAGTTTTTTCTCAGTTTATTCTCATTCTAAAATTCTAGTTATTAATTGGTTTTTATTTCCTTCTGTGCTTAAATTCATTTTTTCACATATTGTTTTAAGTTTATCCATATTTAATTTAGAAAGTTTTTTTTGAGTATATTTTTCATCGGCATTAAAGACAAATTCCGATGTATTTGATGTATTTTCAAAATCATTTTCTTCTTTTGTATCATATGAAATTATATGATCTTCTATAATAGGTTTTTTCATTGAATCTTGTTCATCAATGTTATTTACATTATCCGATACATCAACATCATCTATTATTTTTGTAATATCTAATTCATCAATTATTTTCTCAGTATCAAATGTGATAGTAACATCTTCTTTATCGCATTTTTTATCAGTATTACAGACATTTGTAAAATTACCAAAAATTTCATTCATTACCATATTAGACCTTTCTAATTTCTTATCAGTCATGTTTTCAAATATAGCTTTAGTATTTTTTATATCTCCATTTTTTGAATTATTTGGCGGATTTACTACATATTTTGAATCTTTCATAAGATTAACACGTTTTTCTAATATATAAAAATTGCTTTCTAATATAGTTACTTTACGCCATAAAAACATTACTAAAAATATTACTAATGTCAAGACAAATAGAAATGTATAAGTAGGATTTTTTAATATTTCAAATATCATAATTACTTTATAATTTCATTACATATTTTGTTTTTCATATTTATCGCACTTTCTATTACCGTCTCAGGAAAATGTTTATTATTCAATAATTCTATTGCTATACATTGATATGAATATCCTTTTTTAATTTTATAAGGAAAGAAAAAACCATCTTCTTTTTTAATAGCATCTACCGATATATTAATAAATTTATCAGGATATATATCTTCTAATATTACTAGTTTATGAAAATGTGTAGTTATTAATAATTTAATTCCTTCTAATTTACTTAAATGTTCAGCAACAGCATATGCTGTTGACATACCTTCTATAGGAGGTGTAGAATGCATGGGTTCATCCATTAAAAATAACCCTTTTTTATTATTTTTATATAATTCGTTAGCATTTTTAATCATTTTTGAACAATATTCTACTTCTACTTCAAAATACGACTTAGAACCTAAAATATCTGTAAGTCTCATAAAAGAATAAATAGTATCATATAGAACTATATCAGATTTTAGAGAATAACATATACCAAAAGTATGTGATAATATTATATTAGTTAATATTGTTTTAACATATGTAGTTTTTCCACCAGCGTTTGGTCCTGTTATAATAATATTTTTGTTTAAATTAACAGGGTTTTCTACTTGCATAATATTACAATCCGACAATAAAGGATTCTTAGCATCTAATATTATAGTATTGTCAGTATCATAATTGCATATACTCCATTCGGTAGTATTATTTTTCAATTTACATATACTTTCTATTACATCTATCGCATATATAGTATTTAATAAAGATATTATATTATTTTTAAGACTACTATCACCCTTCCATAATCTATAAATATCTGTCATTGAATTTGTAATAGATATATCACCTTTGAAAAATTCTAAATTAAAATAAGGTTCTATTATCTTATCCGATACAGAAGCTAATATATTTTTAGAATGATTTATAAAACTTATCAATCCTTCCATTTTTGAATGTAATTTATATTTTATATCATATAACATCGCTGCCATCTCATATGTTTGATACATATTATAAAGATAGATAGCTACGTATAAAAATATAGTTACAAATTTTATTAAATCTGCCTTAAAATTACCAGTACTTTGAACAGAAAATTTTAATAGTTCTATAAAAATATTCAAATATTGCTCAAATGAAATATTTAATTTCATATATTGATTTAAATAATAATAAGGAGCAAGAAATGTACTTATAGGATATAAAATAGATGTAATTGGTATTAAAACAATTTTATATAAATGATAGAAATCTAAAAGAGGTTCAATATAATTAATATAATTTATTATAAATGTTGATGGAAATAATATATTTATAGCACTATTATCCGTTATTTCGGATGCTATTTTAAAAACCCATAATACATCATTTTCATGTTCTTTTAATAATTCAATATCTAAATCATGATAAATATTAACATCTTGACGAGATTTTAATATAGTTTTATTTTTTATTGGATTTTTTATTAATTTATTCATAAATATTTTACCACCGTGTAAAATAGGCATTTTTTCACACCACTTATCAATATTAGTATCTTTATAAATATCATCAGTAATATCTACTTTATCTTGTTTAAATTTAATAATATCATCTTTAATTAAATTATTTAATATGACATCTTTATTAGCAATATCAAAATTTAAAAAATTATTTAATTCATTTACAATATCTTCATCCATTGTTATATGATGAAATTATAAAAAAATGATATAAATATTCGCAGAATATCTTTATACACTATGGAAGATATAAATATATGTTACAAAGGAACATTTTATAATATTACAAAAGAACCATATGAATCTACAGAAGAAGCATATAAAAGATTATGGTTCATTATTAAAAACTATAATAATTACCCTAATTATAAAGAATTAGTATCAATGTCTATAATTAATAATAATAAAAATAAAGGAATGGACTATATTATTTAATTATTGTTATTATTTGATCTTCTTCTGCGAGAAGCTGCTCTTGGAGAAGATGGTCTTGGTGATTTACGAGGATATCTTGATGATTTACCAGTATTAGAATCAGCAACTAATTTAGCAGCTAATATTGATAATGCAGCAACAAAATTAGTATTAAATCCACCATTCTGGTTATTCTGGTTATTCTGGTTATTTTGGTTATTCTGGTTATTCTGGTTATTTTGGTTATTCTGGTTATTCTGGTTATTCTGGTTATTTTGGTTATTCTGATTATTGGTCACTCTTTTTTTAGAAGCTACTTTCTTGGTAGTTTTTTTAGCTACTTTCTTGGTAGTTTTTTTAGCTACTTTCTTAGTAGGTTTTTTAATAGCTGCTTTATTTTTATATACGCGTCTTTTAGCACCACCTGTTGAACAGGAGCTGGATTCCATATTATGTATTATTGTTCTATATTACGGCAACAGAAAAAAATTTATTTTTAGTAATATAAAAAACTAAAAATACTGCCGCTATAGTAGCTATAAAATTTAATAGAACAAATAATATAACAAAAGGTATGATATAATACAAAAGATATATTAATATAGGTTTAATTATTTCAGTTCTAATATCAGATTTTAATAATTCTTCCTTAATAATATCTATAAAAATTTTAATATATATATTTTTATCGTCAGAATCATCAATATCATCATCGTTTATATCATTGTAATCATCGCGCGTATCCATGTATTATAGGTATATCTTATTAAATAATAGAATAAAAAGTTCCTTTATTTTACATATGGATAAAAGGAATTATACTTATAAAACCCCTGTATTAAAAAATAACAAATACATATCATATGTAGATAATTCTTCTAAAATATTTTTAAATGATATTAAAATTAAATCAATAAATAAATTAATAGACGATAAGGGTTATGTTTTAAAAATATTTATACCAAATATAAACGATGCTTCAATAAATGAAATAATTGATTATGATCTTAACGCTATTAACACTATTACTAAAAATATAGGAGAATGGTTTAATAAAGATTTATCAGAAGATGAAATTATTGAATTATATAAAATATCTTTTTGCGAACAAACATCTACATTATCTGTAATATTATCATCTAATAAATTTACTAAATATAATATTAATAATAATGAATTAAATGATAATAATGATATAATAAATATTATAAGAAATAATAAAAAACTTAAAAAATATATAATATCGGTAGAAATAGAAAATATAGGACTATATTTCTTATCGGATAATTGTTTTAATAAATGGGTTATTAAATCTATTAATTTAACCGATATAGAAGATGAAGAAAATATATATAATAAATGCGAAATTGAAGAAAGTTTATTAGAAAATGTTACAAATGTAAATCATATTATCAATACAAAGATTAAAGATTACACAAAAAATAAAGAAGATATTAATAAATTATATGATAAAATTATTAATACAAAAAATAATAAAATGTGGATAGAATTAATTAATAAATTAAATATCTTGTTAAAAAATTATTAGAATATTATCTATCATCAATAATAGATAGAGATAGTTAAAAATAATGAGTACTAATAATACAGTAGTAGTTTCTTTTTCAATTGCAATATTATTACTTCTTTCATTATTATTATTATTAACATATAATTCAAGATGTAATACATCTAATGATTTTGGATCAAATTACTATGAAACATTTGAAAACGGTTCTATAAATCATTCTTCACCGGCAACAGTTGCTAACCTAAACATAGATGTAAGTAATGCCAGTAAAGGAATTGGCGATTATCGTGCTTCTGATCCTACCGGAAATGAAATATATAATCGCGTTGAAATATCTCAAACAGCCAGTGATTCTACAATGGCGGCAGCTAATGGTTCTGATAATTTAATGACACCTGTTGCCGATGATATTAATCAATCTTGTTATCCCCGTGACAGACTCTCATCTGAAGATTTATTACCTAAAGACGCTGCTGATTCTAAATGGGCGCGTTTAAATCCTGCAGGTGCCGGCGATGTTCATGATCAAAATTATTTAACAGCTGGTTATCACATCGGTGTAAATACTGTTGGACAATCTCTTCGTAATGCTAATTTACAACTTCGCTCAGAAATCCCAAATCCTCAAAATGCTGTTGGTCCTTGGATGATAAGCACTATTGAACCAGAATATCGCCCTCAAACACTTGAAATTGGCAGTGGCGCATCTTATTAAATATTTTAATCTTTTTATATTATTTTTATATTATCGCGTAGAAATTTATTGATTCAAACGCATTTATGATTTAAGGATTTAAACAATTATCTTTTTAATGAATAATTTATTATTAACTTCTTTAACAGATTATTATAATAATAACGAAAAATTTAAATACGTTTTAAAAGATATTATAGAAGGTAAACATAAACTATCTTTACGAATAATTGAATGGATTGTTACACAATATTCAAAAACCAATAATGTCTATTATTGGATTGATAACAATAATAAAGATGAAAAGATATACGATCATTATCCAAATGAAGAAGGACATACTTATAAAAAAGTCAATCTATATACAGACTATCGTGCTCAATTAAAATCATATAGCAAGTTTAATTTTGATTCTTTTAGAAGACATAATCGTATTACATTTTTTATAGATATGGAAAAACAAATAACCATAGAGACAACAGTAGGACAGCTAAATTTCTTTAAATGGATTTTTAAAAATAATGTAATAGAATATGCTCTTTTAAATTATGATGATATTTATAGTAAAATGATCATAAATAATACTAAAAATAAAATAGATAAAAAAAAAGACATCACATCAAATAACAATGATATAATAAAAACACATTGTTTACTATATTTTGATTAAGAATTTAGATTTTTTCTAATAATTCAATGCGATTATTTAATTCTTTAATATTATCTTCTAATAATTTAATGCGATTTTCTTTATTATCATTTAATTCTATTAATTTTTTTACAGATCCGTATAATGTCATATTAATTTGTTCTAAATCAATGCTTAAACAATCATTAATATATTCATTATTTATTTTTATAGGTTTATATTCCACATTTTTTGGATATTTTATTTTGATATCTTGTGCTATAAATCCTAATTTTGTTTTATCTTTACTTAATAAACAATCTATACCTTCTTTATATTTAAAACGTTTTAATGGTAAATTTTTTATGTTATCATAACAAATATTATAATTAGCTTCTTCTATATTACATTTAATTCTTTCATCACTACTAATAGACCATGATGATGAATTATTTTGTTGATAATTAAAACCATTTAAATTTAATTCTATTTGATTTGTTGTTAAATCGAATTTTGTTCTTAATCCTAAACTATTGCTAGATGATGTAATATATTCCGTATCTATATTAGAATTATAAATTTTAATATTACAATATTGTATATTATCATCATTTATAGCCCATATAGAAGATGATGATATTACTTCTTCAACTCTTTCTCTAGTAAAATATAAATTACTTCCTTCTTTTAATGAAGTTGTTGTTATATCGCTTATATTAATATTTGTTAAATTTTCTCCATTACCATAATAATTAGAAGAATATATTTTATCAACATATATACCATCTTTTACATATAATTTATAATTATCATCTATAATATTTAATTCTGATATATTACTATATCCTATTGCTACTGGTAATGTTTTTTCATTATAACTATTTAAACCTGATAATATTACTTGTTTTTCTGTAATATTATCATCATATTTTAATATTGTATCATCTATATTAAGAATATAATCTATATTATTTAAATTAGAACCTATTATTATTGGATTTTTCTTTAAAAAATTTTCATATTTAAAAATATCATCTATTATATTATTAAAATTATCATTTCCTATTATTAATGAATTTTTACTATAATTATTTTTTAAATTATTATTACCTATTATAATAGAATTTTGAACATTATTATAATTATATATATTACTATCATAACATGATATATTATCGCCTATTAATATTGAATTATATCCTAATGTATTTATTTTATTTCCTATACATATATTTTTTGTTCCTTTTATTGAAATATTCTTACCATATGCTAAATTATTATAATTATTATCATCTAAATTATTTATAGATATTATAAAATTATCAAAAGATATACCAGAATTTATATTATTAAATTTATAATTATCAAACATTATTAAATTAGAAGTAATACTAGTATTACTAGTATTACTAGTATTACTAGTATTACTATTATAAAATATATTACCAGTATTATTAATATTATTAGTATTATTAGTATTAATAATATTATTACTAATATTACTATTATAAAATATATTACTAGTATTATTAATATTATCTAAATCATATAATATTCTAATATTATTTATAGTTTTACTATTAATATTATTGTTTAATATGTTTTTAGTAAATAAAGATTTATTAATATTTAATAATTCATCATATTCAGGATTAATATGTATTGCTAATGATAATGTTATATAATCATTATTTATTATATGAAGTATATTATCGTATTCATATAATAAAGCTTGTTGAATATTATATTCTATATTATTATAATATAGTTTTGTATTATCAATTGTGAATATATTTTTTTCTATATCATCTTTGTAAAATCCTAATGAAAATTTAAAATTTATATTTGATGTAATTTTAAATTTTAAAATTATGTCACTGTTATAATCTATTATATTTAATGGTTGTTTATTATCAATATCATATCTTTTATATAATATATTACATGTATTATTATCAATAATATCAGTATTTCCTGTAATATTTTTAACAATTATATTATCTATATTATTATTATCAGTATTTAAATTATCTATAAAAATTATACTATTAGTTGTATTAATATAATTACCATATGATATAGAATTTGTTCCATAACTATTTATATTATATCCATATAATATATTGCTATTTCCAATTGATACAATATCAAGACCGGTACCAATTGAATAATTATTAATACTATTATTATATCCTAATGATATTGTATCATATTTATTATAATTTATAGATGTCTCATCTCCAATAATAATATTTCTATTTCCATAAACTATATTATCACCAGCATTCATGCCAATAAAAATAGTTTCAGAAATATTTTCAGCATTAAAACCAGCCTTATTTCCTAAAAACACATTATTAATACCATTTAATCCTAATCCAGATGATTGACCAATAGTAATTGAATCAATTCCAATATTAAATTTTGATGATGTAGCAAGTTCACTTGCTGTTTCGCCACCTGGTAAAATCCTATTCATAATTTATATATCTTTACTAATTCATGCGAAAAGAAAATTTAGAAAAAAAATTAATAGTATTAGAAAAATTGGCTATAAATACTAAATGAACCAATTATAAATAAGAAATTAAAAAAAATAGGGGTAATATGATAAATTGAATTATTACAATATGTATCATCAATATATTTAGATATTATATCTTCTAATTCATAAATATTAATATTATCAATAGAAGTATCATCAAATTCATTTGAATTCATATTTTTTACTAATTCTTTATAATTTTTAAGAGTTTCAATATCATAAATTTTTTTATATTCTACCTCATTATTTATATATTCCATCATTTATGTATATTAACAAGATATCTTTTTATATATAAATTTATAATAAAATTCTTATATTCTAATAGAAATAGAAGAATTTATATATGGCTGATACATCTTCAACGCCCAAACCTGAATATACTGAAGCAGATACACCTAATATACCTAATAAAGAAAGTACTCTTGTATATAATAATAATAGTAGTATAGATAATTTAACATTTTCTGATGTTAGTGGCAATACTATAAAAAATTTAGTAGGAGGTATAATAAATTATGATGGAATAAATACAACAGGTGGTTTATTTAATTCCTTTGATACTCGCGGAGGAGGGAAAATAAAAAAATCTAAAACTAAATCAGCTAAAACTGTTAAAGCTACTAAAGCTGCTAAAACATCTAAGACTGCTAAAACTACTAAAACATCTAAAACTGCTAAAACATCTAATACTGCTAAATCTGTTAAGCCTAATATAAATGATGTTAAAATACCTAAAAAAATTATAAATGAATTACATAATAATATTAATAAAATGTATAAAATATATAATAAAAAAAATAAGGGCAATGTCATGAAGGGGGGTGGTATTCCTGATAATTATTTTAATACTACTGATTTAGGTTTAGCAAATTTTATTCAAACACCATATGATCCGAATACATTTAGCAGAAGTTCATTATTATCTAATATGGGAGCATAATTTAAATAGAAAGTTTAATTCTATTTAAGGAAGATAATGTTCTTTATTTTTTTCATAAGGTTTTAAAATATGTGTATTAATATGATGTATATTTTTTTCTTTTATTGAATATTTTTCTAATATCATCTTCATCTTTTTAGAATATTCAATGTAATCTTTAGTAGATTTTTCAATCTCAACATAAGGGTCGAATCCGTACATATGTTTTATTTTATCAGGTACAACAAATATAAAAGAATAAAAAATTTCTAATATTGTATTATTTATATCTTCAAAAATAGGTAGATATTCATTTATCATATATCGGTCTGCTAATATATATATATAGATTTTCATTAAATTATCCATATTTACTATTAAATTATTATATTTGCTTCTATCAAATTTTTTTATAAATTTAATATTTTTTACAATACTTATTAGTTCAGTACTTTGTATTAAAAATTTAAATTTATTATTATATTTATTTATATAATAGCTTTCGCTTTGTATAACATTATCTATTTTATCATTTTTATTATTTTCAAAAGTATCTAATGGTAATTTTATTGATTCGACAATATCTTCTGATGTTTTTGATATTTTTTTAGTTGAATAATAATAATATAATAAAAGAGCTATTACTATAATAATAATTATACTTAATAATTTAGAAGTATCAAGGTATGAAATTAAATAAAATATTAAAGCTAATATAAAAATATAATAATAAATATTTATTTCCATTTTATATATTTATAATTTAATAATTTATAAATAAAAATAATTATATATTATCATAAATAATCTATATATGCTAAAATTATAGAATATAACTTTATATATATAAACCATCAATAAAAAATACTATAAAAGATAAAAATACTAATAAAATACCTACAAATATTTTTCTATCTTCTATGAGCGCTATTTCATATATTTTTTTCATAGTAATTTCTTTATCATTAGTATAGAGTTCTGTAATTTCATTGATAATATCTATTATTGTTTGTATAGTTTTTTTATATAATTCAAGAACGGTAAAATTATATACTGGAATATTTGGTTTAACATCTTTATCTGGTAATGTTTCAAGTAAACTATTAATTTTTTTTTCTATTTTTTCTTCTATATATTTATCTATATCTAAAACATTATTATCAGATTTTATATTTTTAGTATTTTGACTATTTATATTTGGATCCATAATATTTTAAAGAGTCTCTTTATTCGTATATAAGAAATTATTAAATGATATGCATCATATCAATATTTGATATAAGATTGCGTCTACAACAATATCTACGAAGTCCTAAATTATCTAATATTTCTTTTGTATGAATATTATCAAAATTTTTATATAAACTATCTGTTACCTTTTTATCTTCTAAAATTAGTTTTTCTTTTTCTTTTTCGTAATAATCTGAAACATCTGCCATTACTCTACCACATGTAAAGCATCTTACAGGAATAATCATTATATATTATCTTAATTATTAATTATATAATTAATATATCATTTTTTTTATATATGCGATAATAATATAAAAATAAATTATATGTATATAATAGAACATATATTATAATGGCTTTTGCTCCTTTATATAATAAAATATCTGAATTAGAAAAGAAAATGAATTCTATGTCTGGTGTATCAATGGAATCTGTCTCATCACACCCCCCTGTAGATTTAGATCCTATATATTCTAAATTAGCGGAAATTGAACAGAAATTAGCTGAACCAGCTACAGTATATGCTACACCTGAATCAGTTGCTGTATTAGTTGAAAAATATAATCAAGTAACTACTGTTTTAACTCAATTTAACATGCAACTTTCTTCAATTGTTGAAAGAATAAATGCTTTAGAAGCTAAATAAGTTAATCGTTTATGCTGAATATTTAGATTTTATTTTTTTACATTCTTCTAAATATTCTTGATTATATTGATATATATTTATAGTATTATTTAAAAGTTCACTACCTTGAAATACAGTAATATTATGCATTTTAGTATTTTCTAATGCTTTATTAAAAAATTCTTTTGAATTATTATAATCATTATATTTATAATAAATAATACCCATAATATGCATTATATCAGCGCTTAAAAATTTTTTACAAGATTCTTCATATAATTTTTCAGACTGTTCAATATCTTTTTTTTCTAATTTTTCTTTATTTGAAATATTTATTAAATTTATATAAATATTATTTTGAAATAAAAAATTATTATTATTAATAGTAGTTGGAACAATACCTATTTTACTTCCTTCTAAAATTAAATTTTTATTTAAAAACATATACTTATATTTATTTGGATTTTCAAATATAAATCTTGATAACATATCTTTATGAGAAAATTTAATAGTATTTGTAAAATTATATAATTCTTCACATATATTTTTTTTAATAAAATATGAGCTTTTATTCATTAAAAATTTAAAAAATTCTTTTGTATTATTCATTTCTAATTTATCATTTAGTTTCATAGAAGGAAGACATGTAAATAAAATATCCCATTCTGAAAATGTTTTATTAGCTATATTCTTAAACGTTTCTTCAATATTAGATATATAATCACTACTAATTAAAGCGTCATCTTCTAATATAAGATGGTATGTATCCATATTATCATTGGATTTACCAATACTATTGTAAATAATTCTATGTTTTTCAATATTAGATATTGATTGTTCATTTAATAATGTAATACGATTATTGTACTCAGTATTTATATTATTTAAGTCTATATTATTAGTATCTACAGGATACTTATCATAATTAGCTTTTTTTTGTTCAATATTATTATTTTCTGTAATTAATTTAATATTAAGTTCAATATTACCTATTTTATCGCATATTTTTTTAATTTCTGTTATTGTATTATTAATAATATTAAATCTTGTTTTAAATTTACTTTCATGAATTACATAAATGTTAAATAGTACCATTATTACTATAATAAATAGTTTAAATCTTTATATTAAATTATATTAGTAAATAGTAAATAAGAAAATATGTTTCCTATAAAAACGTATGTACCATTATTAATGTATGCTATTTTTGTAGGAACCTTGATAGGTATTATAGGTATTGGTGGCGGCGTGCTTTTATTACCATTTTTATTATATTTAAATTTTACAATACAACAAGCTGTTGCTGTTACACTTTTTTTAAGTGCTGTACCCAATACTTTACCAGCATTATATATGTATTATAAAGAGGGATTTTTTCTTATTAAACCGTCTATTGTTACTGCTTTAGGAACTATTATAGGTGTTATTATAGGAGGTTACGTCGGATCAAATGAATTAATACCTAAAATATATATATATAGGTTTTATACAGCATTTTTATTAATACTTTCAATATATATGTTTTTTTATTATTGTTAGATATATAAAAAAGTACATAATTTTTATTTTTAATATTTTTAGAATAGTTTAATATATTTTGCAAAAAAATAAAATTATGTACTCAAATATTAAAATTAGATTTAATATATATTATAAATAAATAAAAACATAACTATATCTGCAGATATTCTCAGTATCAATAATGATATATATCATGATTATTATAACGATTATAAAAAAGGATATTTTCAAAATCTGCATATAATAGTGATAGTTCTTTAAGACATATAAAGTATTTAGAGTCTATTAAAGAACTTAATATAGAAGAAGAAAAAACTTCAGAATGCTTATTGTGTAAAATTTTAAAAAAAATATATTATATAATTTTTAAATTATATAAAAAATGATAAAAAATTATTAATTTATTTTACTCTAAAATGTCTTATAATAATACTAAATCAGTATCTCAAGTAACATCAAATATTACTAAAGAGTCTCAAAATTATGATATTACTAAAGAAGAAAATTCTAAGATAAGATATCTAATGTCTTATTATGGATACTAATAACTAATACTATAATTATATAATTCTTATAAATAATAAAAAATGATAATATAAGATAATATTATATTATTATAATATAAAGAATGGAATTCTGTGAGTTATGTGACAATATGCTTTATGTAAAAAAAAGTGAAGATAATAAACTTATTAAATATTGTAAACACTGTGAATTTGAAAAAGTAGAAAATACAAACAAGGCTATTAAAATTTCAGAAACAATGTATTCAGAAGAAGATCTTTTATATAATCAACATATTAATAAATATTTAAGATATGATCCTACACTAAGACGTATTAAAGACCCTTTAATTACTTGCCCTAATGAAAAATGTAATTTACAAAAAGATGATCAACAAATTATATATATTAAATACCATTCCAAGAATATGAAATATTTATATGTTTGTGAAGGATGTAATGCTACATGGAAACAAGAATAAGTATTTTTATTTAAATAATTTTATTTTTTAGTTTATAAATATAAAAAATGATAATATATGATATAAATAGATATATCATTTATAAGATTAAGATGTCATTAGTATATAAAGCAAATAATATAGAAGATTCTGGTAAAATTCTTGAAAGTCTTAATGATAAAAAAATATCAAAACTTATTATGACTAAATATGAATTTGATAATATTATAGGTTTAAGAACAATGCAGTTATCTCATGGATCTAACCCTTTTATTAATACTGATATAGTTAATATCAAATCAAATATGGAACTTAGAGCAATCGCTTTAAAAGAGCTTGAACAAGGCAAACTTCCTTATATAATTGAAAGAATTTTACCTAATAATAAAAAAGAATATGTTAGAGTACGCGACCTAGATCTTATTGCAATTAAAGATCGTATGAGATAGTTATTATAATCTATTATAGAATTTAATAAGTTCTTGTTTTCCAATTGATCTTGGTCCAACAGTATTATTAAAAATATTATATTTATTATTAAAAATAATATTTCTATTTTTAATTATTTTTATGAAATAATGGCTATTACTATTTTTGTCTTGTAAATTATTTTGATATACTTTTCCTGCATTTATACCAACACGTCTAATAGCAGCATCAGGATTATCCGTTTTTTTACAAAATGTAAAATATTTTGATTTTTCTTTTAATAGCATTTTTCTATTTTTATTTTTTTTAACCCATATTTGAAAAATACATGGGACATTATAAGACGTTTTTCTTATTATAAACGAATTATAGGGTAAATCTTTTTGAAATTTTAAATGAAATTTAAGAGGAAAAGATTTTTTCATACTGTTTTTTTTAAAGCTTTTAGGTAATATAAAAGAAATAGTATCACAAAATTCGCAACATTTTTTTATAAATTTAATAGCTATTGATGATTTGTGACCAAATGGAGGATTGCCTATTATATGAATTTTAGAAGATGATTCTGGATTTTTTAATAATAAAAAATTTTTTTTAATAATTTCATTATTTTCTGGTTTTATATCATAAAATTTATAATTATTTGATAAAATTTTTATAATAGGAATAAAAGCTCCATTTCCAGCACTAGGTTCTATTATTAAATCCGTTTTTTTTATATTAAGATTATTTTTAATATATTTATAACACATGTTTACTGTTTGTTTTGATGTATAAAATTTATCACTTGTATTTCTTTTAAGACCTGTAAATTTTGAAAAATCTACCATAAATTGTCTATTTAATTGATATAGATATTTTAATATTTTTGGTTATATAAAGAACTAAAATTATCTGTCATTATTCTTTTATCGGATATTATAATTTTTTTACAAGTATTTGGTAAAACACTTATAATAATATTTATTTTTTGTTTATCATCTTCTGTAGTTATATAATATAAATATTTATTATACTCAGTATCTACAATTATTCTATCAAAATCTCCTGATATATACACACACTTTATAATTCCTAAATTTATTAAAATTTTTTCATAATCTACTATTTTTATAGGATTATTATATATAGATTCTTTAATACTATTTTTATTATCTTTAATATATTTATTTTTTTCAATATAATTTTGTATATTGTTTTTAATTGTTGTTAATTTATTTATATTAGAAAGAATATTCATATTTATTGAATATCCATTTCCGTATGTAATAAATAGTATAAATATATACAACAACTTTGAAAATATTATCATTTACTTTACTCATATTAAATAAAATTATATTAATTATTTATTCTTTATATACTATAAAAACATATAAGGATTAAGTGATTTATATAGATAATACAAGGATTACTTTGTATAAAATAAAAAATATATTATAAAAAAAACTATATAAACATTAAGTGATTTATATAGATAATAAAGTGTTATTAACTGACATTTTCTTATTTTTTCATTAAATACTGCCCTATTTTGGGTATAAAAACCTCCGTACCAGAGTGGTCAAATGGGCAACGTTTAAGCCGTTGTGCGAAAGCTTCGCGCGTTCGAATCGCGCCGGTGGTAATTATATTTTTTAAAGCAGTATTTTAATTTTCTATAAAAACTACTCTATTTTTAGTATACTATCGTATCCAAGCGGTTAAAGGGATTTCAATCAAGAGGAAACATGCTAAGCATTCGCGGGTTCGAATCCTGCCAATAGTACTATTAATTTTTAATAAGTAGTTTTTATTTATAAAAAAGAAAAATTGATATATTATTATTAAGATAATCATAAAATCATAATATAATGTCAAAAACCCTACAAAATATCACAGATGATGAGTTTGCTGAAATTATTAAATCTTCATTAACATGGAATAATGCTTTAACAAAATGTGGTTTAAAAAATAAATCCAGAACATTTGAAATAAGGATAGATAATCTTTCTGAAGAACATATTAAACATTTACCAATAAATTATGGTGGTATATATTCTAAAATTGAAAAATATCCTAATGAATATTATAAAGAACTAATTGAAAAATCTAATAATTGGGATGAAGTTTTTAATAAATTAGATTTAACAATTAGTCATCAAATTTTAGAAAATTTAAAAAAACATTTAACATTATTAAATATTAATTATGAACATTTAACGATTAATAATAAAATAAAAAGAGTTAAAAAAAATATTTTAGAAGATATTTTAGTAGAAAATAGTAGTTATTCAGGTTCTATGAGTGCGATAAAAAACCGTCTTATAAATGAATTAGGTTGGATATGGGAATGTTCTTGGTGTAATAAATCTACACATTTTACACATTGGACAGGAGAAGTTAAAATACCTTTACAAGTAGATCATATTAATGGAGATAGAAAAAATAATAGTATTGAAAATCTAAGACTATTATGTAGTACTTGTCATTCTCTTACACCAACATATTGTGGTAAAAATATTAAAAAAGATATTAAAGTAAATGAAATTAAAATAATAAATGAAGATAAAGTAGTTAAACCTGTTAAAGTTCTTAAAGAAGTTAAAAAAAAGGTAAGACCAGATAAAGAAACAAGGAAAACTAAAAAATGCTTAGAATGTGAAACTAAAATTTATGAACAAAGTACTAGATGTGCCGAATGTAGTAAAAAATTTAAAATAAATGAGGCTATTAAAAAAAGACCTCCTATTGAACAAATAAAATTAGATTTATTAGAATCTAAAAATAATTTTACATATGTTGCTAAAAAGTATAAAATACATAGAGAAACTCTCAAAAAATGGCTCAAATAAAAATTGATTAAAATGTTATTATTTTTTGATATTATAAAATGTCAATTATACTAAAAAATCTTACAGATCAACAATTTGCTGAAATAATTAAATCATGTTTAACATGGAGTGAAGCTTTAACAAAATGTGGATTAAAAATTAGAAATAGACAATTTGAAAGAAAAATGCAAAAAATAGATGAAGAATATAAAACACATTTACCTTCGTGTTATGGAGGACTATATTCTAAAATTGCAAAATATACGGATGAATATTATAAAGAACTAATTGAAAATAATACTAGTTGGGATGATGTATTAGAAAAAATGAAATATACTAATATTCAATTGATGAATAATGTTAAAAAACATTTAGATAGTATTAATATTGATTATAAACATCTATCATACCCTGTTAGATTAAATAAATATTCGAAATTAGAAGAAGTTTTAGTAAAAAATAGCCATTACCCCTTTGGTTCTATGAATAAATTAAAAATAAGACTTATAAATGAATTAAATTGGGAAGAAAAATGCTCTGGATGTTATAAAAAAACACATATTACAAATTGGTCAGGTGAAATTCCTATACCACTTCAAGTAGATCATATAAATGGTATTCATACAGATAATAGGATTGAAAATTTAAGATTTCTTTGTGGAACATGTCATAGTTTAACTGATAATTGGTGTTGTAATAATAAAGGAAAACAAAATAAACCTATTGTACCAATTACATTAACTCCAAAAGAACCTAAAGAGAAAAAAAGAAGAAAAGAAAGGAGGGTATATAAATGTATTGATTGTGATGTAAAAGTTTATAGTAATGGAAGTAGATGCACTTCTTGTAATAATATAAATAGATTTATTATTGCTTCTAAAGACAGACCGTCACTTGAACAACTTAAAACAGATTTACAAGAAAATGGTAATAACTTTTGCGCTGTAGCAAGAATATATAAAGTATCTGACAACTGTATTCGTAAATGGATTAAAAAATATGAATTAAGAAATACATAATAAAAGTACATAATTAAAATAATTTGCAAAATATATTAACATTCTCTAAAAATCTATAAAAATAAAATTATGTACTCTTCACAATACCTTTATAATTTTTTAAACGATTTAGCTTTTCTGTAATCAAAATTTATATAATCCATAAAATTAATTTTATTAGTATAATATGCTGATATATCCTTCTTTTTTAGAGATGTTTGTATTATCTTTTTTACAGGAATATCAAGTGTTACTTGTTTTTTATTTATAACAAACAACATAACAAACTTCTTTAACAATAATAATCCTTAGCAATAGCATAATATTTTTGGATTAACTCATTTACATGATCCTTCTTTTTGTTAAAGAGTATATAGATACTCATTATAAAATATGTGCCAATATATCTTTTGTTTTCTACAATATTCTCAGATTCTATCTTAGCTTTTTTAGCATGAATTTTTGTCTCAAACTTTTCTTCAGTATTAAACAATTTTACTTTTGTTTCAAGCATCTCAATCTTAGCATTTTTATTTTTTGCCATTTGCGCTGTCATTGAACGGGTAAACATTTTCTATTACTTGGTTTATAACCTAGTATTTAGATACACTTATTCAAAAACACTTTAATCATTTTTAGAAATTTTCAGGACATCTTTATCTATCCTTAGCTAAACAATCTTATCAATAAGACCATATTTCTTAGATTTTTTTGCCTCAATATATATGTCTTTTTTAAGCAAAGTCTGGAGAACTGATTCAGGAATATTAGAATTCTTTTTATAATATTTAATCATCTTTTTCATAAGAAGTTTTGAATTTTCATAGTCATCTTCAAGATTACTATAAGTACCTGAAACATATGTTCTAAGTTCATGAATAAGAATAAAACTATTCTCCGTCATAAATCTCTTTTTTCCAGACAAAAGCATAATAGAAGCCGCAGATGCAATTTGACCTTCACCAATTGTATATACCGGAACCTTACATTTTTTAATAGTATCAATAATAGACATACAAGAAAATAGACATCCTCCGCCTGAATTAATATGAAGATATATAGGGTTATATGTTATTTTATCATCATCATATAGACTATCTTTACCATTATGAATTTCCAATGTCATAATATTATTAGCAAGTTCTTTAATATTTTTAATTAGTTCCAATGCTGTTTTTTTTGTAACTTCTGTATAAAAGTAAATATGATTACCTAATACACTTATTTTTTCAGACATAGTACTTACAACACCTTCTTCGCTATCATCATCCATGTGCTTATACATTTTCTTCATCATTATAATATAATTTAAGCTTTAAAAATTTGTCAATTTTTATATTTATTTAATAAATTTTTTTACATTTTCTTTATAAATATCTTTTATAGGTTTTATAGAATTATCGGTATTTTCTTTTTGTTCTAAAAGCCATTTACGCGGTAATAGATTGTATTTATGATTTTCATTTAATAATATATATAAAAATATAAAAACTACCATTACTATTAAAATACTTACTAAAAGATTTTTAGTGGCAAAGAATATCATAGCAAGCAATATTAAACTTTGTACAGCAGGATGATTAATTATTTTTTGTTGTATATGTGTTAAATCAAATTTTAAAAATCTGCCACCTATTTGAACTAATATAAGTGTTATTATAGATAAAGGTTCATATGAAATATCCATATTAATTCTATTTTTAGCATATATATTATGTAGTACATTTTTCGCATTTAGAAAAGACAGGTTTTTTAATATTAGTATAATCTATTTTATCTAAAGCATAATCGTATAATTTTTTAACTTTAGTATCTTTATCAAAAATAGATTCTAAAAATCCACCTTCTGTAAATATTATAATATCTACTACCAAAGATATTATTGATATTAATAATAATAAACCTATTGTAACATCCCATAAAAATACATAATAGTTTATTAATAATATTATTAAAAATACCCATAAATTGTCAATAATTTCTAGTATTTCTTCTGGATATTTTATAGAAGGGCGAAGTCCTATTGTTATTAAATAACTAGATAATATACCTGTTATAATTCCTTTTAAAATTAAATTAAGCATTTTTATCTACTTCTTTATATTAATATTATATATATATTTATTATAGAAGATGGCTGGTTATGCTACATTACAAGAAGCATATAATATAGAAAGCTTTAATACTAAAAAAAAGAAAAATACAGATAATTTCAAAAATAAAGAAAAAATTCAAGAAAAATTTATGAATGATTATTCTTCACAAGATGATTGTTATTTTAAAAAAGAATTTGGAATTAATAATGATACATGTAAAGCTGAAATGACAAATAATCCTAAATATGGAAATTTTGTAGCAAACGAAGGATTTACAAATAATAGTAGTGATGTCAAAAACTATAAAAGTAATACAATGAATACTCAAGGAGAATCATGTAGTCCTTTACAAGTACCTAATTATAATTTGCCAATTTCCGAAGAAAATAAAGCTGAATTTAAAAAAGTAGTAGATCTTTATACTAATTATCAAAGTAATAATAAAACTTATAATGAATTTAATAAAAATAAAGAATCTAATGATATTATGCCTTATTATGATGAAGATATGGATCAATATTTAGATATAAATTCTTTAAAAACGTCTCAAATATTTACAAAAACTTCTGGTTCTGAAATTATACCTAATAATAAAAGATATATGCCTAATTATAATGAAAAAGGTTATACAGATGACAATACTGATAAATATTTAAATATAAATACAAAAACAGACGATATATTAATAGCACCTTCTTATAATTTATCAGAAGAAGATAAAAAAAATTCTTTAAGATCTTTAAATATTTTAAAAAAATTCAATAATAATAAAATAAATGGTACTGGTATTACCCCAAATAGTGAAAAACCTAATGCTAATAATTATGACACTTTTTATAATATAGCTTTATTTATATTTATAGGAATAGTTATAATACTATTATGTGATCAAATAACAGAACTCGCTATTAATATTGGTATGAAAAGAACAATTGAAATTTTAGAACCATATTTAAATAGACCTGATAATATTATTAAAGAAGAAATTTCTAATATGGATTCTTTATCAAATATTATAGAAGATATTGAACAAACACCTGTATCAACAATATTACCAAATGTACCAGAAATATCTAATAATCCAGATGTCCCTGATATTAAAATACCAGAATTATCAATTATAGATATTTATAAAAAAGCGAATGTAAAATAGGTATATAAGATTTTAATAATATTATTATTACAATATGACAGTCAATCCTTTATTGGAATCTTGTATGATAGTAGGTGATGAATCTATAAAAGAATATAATGAAAATAAATTAAAACACGAAAATTGGTGGCAACCTTCAATAAATGGTAAAAAAAGAATAATGTTATGTGGAACCTATCCTATCGGAACAAGTAATGGATATTCAAAAGTAGTATATTATATTTCTAAATATTTAGGTAAATACGATGATATTGAATTAACTATTTATGGTTTTCAAAATTTTGCGAATACTAGTGGTGCAAATATTCGGAATGATATTCCCGGTAATGTTAAAATCCACGATGCGATGGCAACAGAAAACCCTAGAAGAAATGGTTTTGGTGAAAAAGAAATAGGTGATTATATAAAAAATAATCCACAAGATGTTATTATAATTTTTAATGATAATATTATTACATCGGCATTAACAGCATGCATAATAAATGAATGTGGGCAATTTAAAAATAAGTTTAGATTAATATCTTATATGGATCAAGTATATCCTTATCAGAAAAAAGACTATATTAATTTGTTAAATACATATTTTGATGGGATCATAGCCTTTACACCTTATTGGGAAAATGTTGCTAGAAAACTAGGTATTAAAGAATCAATGCCCATGTTTTGTTTTCCTCATGGTTTTGATGATAAATTATATTATCCGATTCCTATGAAATTAGGAAGAGATTATTTTAATTATAATGATAATGCTTTTATGGTTCTTAATTTAAATAGAAATCAACCTAGAAAGAGACTTGATATTGCTATTGTAGCGTGGGCAGAATTTGTTGAAAAACATTATCAAATAAATGTAAAAAATAAAAATAAAAGCAAAACTACTTCACGCCCTATTAAATTAATTATAGGAACTACAATGGATGGATTCTGGGATATTATGGATGTATTTGAGAATGAAATTAAATTTAGAGATGTACCATGGGATTATGCTAAAAATACAGTAGAAGGTGTTAAAAATCCTCAACAATTATCTGATAGAGATATTAATATTCTATATAATTCTTGTGATGTAGGGCTAAATTGTGCCGACGGAGAAGGTTTTGGTTTATGTGGATTTGAAGGAGCAGCATTAGGAAAAGCACAAATATCTGCTAATATTGGTGGTATGAAAGAATTTTTAAATAATGATATTGCTATTTTAGTAGATCCTAAAATAAGTATTTATTTAGATAACAAGGGCAATGGAATAGCAGGAAAAGCTGAAATTGGTGATCCACATGAATATGCTGAGGCATTTTGGAAATATTTCAGTAATCCGGATTTAGTTAAAAAACATGGTATTAAAAGCAGAAAACATATTTTAACACATTATAGATGGGAAACGCTAGTTGATTATTTCCATAAAAATGTTTTATTTAAATTATAAAGTATATATAAATAATATACTTTATAAATATTTAGCAATGAAAAATATTGAAAAATATAATATAAAAATAAATAAAAGTAGTACATACATTTTTAATGAACTATATGATAATGAAAATATACGTAATAGGGTTTTTAAAATAAATAGTTTTACTAAAGATAATTGGAGAGAAGATAAAGACGGTTTTCTAAAAAAAAAAGAATATATTAATATTAAACTTGAAAATTTACCAGATATCTTATATAAACTTACTGATAATGGTAATATTAATATTAAAATTAAAAATGTAGTTATAAATAAAACAGATTATCATTATAAAATAAAAACAAAATATAACATAAAAAATAAAAATAAATTTTTAAATAGTATTATTAACAAAATTGTAAAAATAAAAAATAATTTATATATTACCAGAATAAATAATGAAAAAAGTGCTATAGATATTAAATTAATAATTAAATCAATTTTACCATTAAATACAATAATAGAGAATTATGTTGGAATACAATGTAATAAGTATATTGATGAAATTATTGAATTTTTTTCTGAATAATTATATTATCATATTATATAAATGTATTGTCATGTATGTAATAAACGTTTAAATATTTTACAAGAAATGACTTCTAAATGTAAATGTAATAATTATTTTTGTAATAAACATAAATTTTATGTAAATCATAATTGTCAATATGATTATAAATTAGATATTATTGATATTCCAAAGATTCAAAAAAATAAAATAGAAAAAATATAAAAAATGATTATTTTTTTTTGTATTTAAAAATATTATAATATTAAGAGATAATAATATGTCGTCAATATATCCCGAGCTCTCATATACAGATCAAAAGGTTGAAATACAAGAAGTAAAAGGTATTCAATTTTCTGTATTAGGACCTGAAGAAATTATAAAAAGATCAGTTGTAGAAATTACAAAGACAGATACTTATGCTGGTAGTGAACCTATTATTGGAGGACTTTTTGATTCTCGTATGGGTGTATTAGAACATAATAGAATTTGTAGTACTTGTGAGCAAAAAAATATTTTTTGTACAGGGCATTTTGGTCATATTAAATTAGCAAAACCAGTGTTTCATGCTATGTTCTTTGATATTGTTAAAAAAATTCTAAAATGTACTTGCTACAGATGTTCTAAAATTCTTATTTCTCCCGATACAACTCATAAAGATTTTAAGAATGATATGATTAAAATCATGTCTATTAAAAATAATCAAAAAAGATGGGATGCTTATTTTAAACTTTGTAATACAACTACTAAAATTAAAGCATGTGGAGATGATGGAACAATAGGTTGTGGGGCTATTCAACCTACTAAGTATAATAAAGAAAATTCTATGAGAATTATGGCAGAATGGAAAAATAAAAAATCTACAACTGCTTCTGTTGTAGTTGCAGAAACACCCTCTAAAGTAGTTCAAGAATTTACATCAGAAGATATTTATAATATTTTTAAGAAAATTTCAGAAAGAGAAATGGAAGTTATGGGATTTAATCCTAAGTGGAATCGCCCAGAATGGATGATTTGTACAGTTCTACCTGTCCCACCCCCATCTGTTCGTCCTAGTATTATTGAAGAGAATGGACAGCGGCGCGAAGATGATCTTACACATAAATTAAGTGATATTATTAAAACAAATAATAGTATTAACGACAAAATAAATAAAGGAGTTTCAGAAGAAAATATCAAATATATTACAAATCTTCTACAATACCATGTTTTTACCTTTATTGATAATCAAATTCCGGGTCTTCCTCCTTCACAGCAAAGAAATGGTAGAAAACTTAAATCAGTATCAGATCGTATGAAGAAAAAAGAAGGTCGTATTCGTGGTAATTTAAATGGCAAACGCGTTGATCAATCTGCACGATCTGTTATTACACCAGATCCATATATTAGTATTGATGAATTAGGAGTTCCTATTAAAATAGCACTAAATATTACATTTCCTGAAACTGTTAATAAATTTAATATTGATGAAATGAAAAAACTTATTAAAAATGGTTCGGAAACTTGGCCAGGTGCTAAATATGTTAAAAAAGAAAAAGAAGGTGTTACTATTAATATAAAATATGCTGACGTTGATAAGATTATAAAAGAACTAAAATACGGTGATATTGTTCATCGTCATCTTACTAACGGTGATTATATCCTATTTAACAGACAACCTTCACTACATAAGATGTCAATGATGTGTCATAAAGTTGTCATTATGCCTTATCAAACATTCCGTCTTAATGTATTAGATACTCCTCCTTATAATGCTGATTTTGACGGTGATGAAATGAATCTTCATTGTCCTCAAAATATTCAGACTATGAGTGAACTTATGGATATTGCTGCCGTACCATATATGGTTCTTGCTCCTAGAGATGGTAAGCCTATTATTGAAGTAGTTCAGGATACTTTACTTGGTTCTTTCCGTCTTACAAATGATATTATTAAAATTCAAGATAAAACAATGGCTAATCTTCAGATGTGTAATAGTTATTTTACAGGAAGTCTTCCAGAACCAAATAAAAAATTTAATTATACCGGAAAAGAAGCTTATTCACAGATTTTACCACCTGGACTATTCATTAATAGAAAGAATAAAGCAGAAGAAAAATTTGTTATTGAGAATAGCTCTCTTATTTCTGGAACACTAGATAAAACGGTGTTCCACGGTATTACAAGTGGTCTAATTCCTGTAATCTATCACGATTATGGTCCTTTTGAAATCTGTAAATTTCTAGATAATACACAGCGTCTAATTTGTAGATGGCTTCTTACATCTGGATTTAGTGTAGGTATTAGTGATCTTGTTACTGATACTGAAACTGATGATAAACTTAAAGAAACAATTAAAATTATGAAAACAAATGCTTATAATAAGTTAGACGATATTCGTCGTGGCAATATAGAGAACAATAGTATATTTAGTAATGAAGAATATATTGAAAGAGAACTTATTGCTATTCTTAATGAAACTACAAGTCAAGTAGGAAAAATAGGTCTATCTCAGATTAATGAAAATACAAATCGTATGATTAATATGGTCAAATGTGGATCTAAAGGTAAAGAAACAAATGTTGCACAAATGGTTGCTTGTGTAGGACAGCAGAATGTTGATGGTAAAAGAATTAGTTATGGATTTACAGATAGAACTCTTCCTCATTTTACCAAATATGATGATGGTCCTGATGCTCGTGGTTTTGTAGAAAACAGCTTTATTACTGGTCTTACACCTCAAGAAGTATTCTTCCATGCTATGGGAGGTCGTGAAGGACTTATTGATACAGCAGTAAAATCTGTAACAGGAGATACTCCTATTGTAGTAATTGAAGATGGTGAAGCAAAGACAGTAAATATCGGAGATTGGATTGATGCTAAAATGGATAAACAAGAAAATAAAGAATTAATTGAACAATTTGGACCCGAAGATGCTAATATGGAAATGTTAGGAGTATTTAATAATATATATATGCCTGCTTGTGATTATAAAGGTAATATTGTATGGGGTAAAGTAACTAATGTATCTCGTCACGATCCAGGAGATATTCTATATAAAATTACAACAAAAGGAGGAAGATATATTAAAGTAACTAAATCTAAATCAATTATTGTATGGAAAAATGATAAGTTTGAACCTATTGAAACACCTTATCTAAAAATTGGAGACTGTATTCCTGTTACAATGAATTTACCTGAACCTCCAGTAATTAATGAATATATTGATATGGTTAAATATTTTCCTAAAACTGAATATATTTATGGAACTGATTTACATATTGCTAGAGATATGATTAAAGATATTAAATTATTAAAAGCAAGTTGGTGGGAAGAAAATAATGGTAAGACATTTACACTTCCATATCCTAATCTAAGAAGTTTCAGAAGAACAATTAATGAAAGAGGAGAAAGATTTGATTTAATGAAGAAAGGTCATATTTATAATTATGGAACAAGTATTATCAAATATCATATTCCAGATAAATTTGAATTAAATAAGGAAAATGGAATATTTATTGGATTATTTCTTGCTGATGGTAATACAAGAGAGAAGCAGGGAGATATTGTTATTACAAAAAATAATGAAAGTGTAATTACATTTGTAAAAAAATGGTTTGATATTTATTCTATTAATTGTAGAATTGAAGATAGAACAGAAAATAGAAAATATAGAACAATATCTGTAATTGGACAATGTACTATTATGGCTAAATTATTAACAAATATTTTAGGACACGGGGCACTTAATAAGTATGTTCCAAATTGTGCTTTTACAGCTCCAAAAGAATTTGCTGAAGGTATTATTAATGGATACTTTTCTGGAGATGGCAATATTGATACATCAACAAAAGGAGTAAATGCTAATTCTATTTCTAAAGAATTAATTAATGGAATATCTATGTTATGCTCACGATTTGGAATATTTGGAAAAGTATCTGTAATAGAGCATGAGAAAAAAGAAGATAAAGAAATTCAAAGTGTTAAAACATCTTATAAAATTTCTATTAGAGCTCAATGGGCTAAAAAATTCCAAAATATTGATCTTATAAATGAAGATAAAAACACTAAATTAAAAGATTTGGAAATTGCAGAATATGATCATAAGAATTTTAAATACAATAATGATAGTATTTTAGATGAAGTTATTAGAATTGAAGAAATTGGAAAAGATGTAATTGATACCAAATATTTTAAAGCTTATGATGTTTCTATTCCTGAATGTGGTAACTTCTCAACAAGATACGGCACACACATTAGTAATACAAGTGAAACAGGATATATCCAAAGGAGACTGGTAAAGGCTATGGAAGATGCCAAAGTATATTATGATAATACAGTTAGAACCGCTACAGGTATTGTTATTCAATATATTTATGGAGAGGATGGAATGGACGGATGTAAAATAGAAACCCAATATGTTAATTCAATTGATATGGATATGATTAAATTAGATGATGAATTCAATCTAAAACCATCAGATAATATTCAACTTCATATTACAGAGGAGGCTTTTAAAGGTATTAATAATACTACATATAAAAGATGCGAAGAACATTTCAAAGAAATTTTAGATGATAAATATTTCCTAATTAATAATGTATTTAATGGGGAAAAAAAGAAATCAATCAGTTATCCAATCCCATTTGATAGATTAATTAAAACAGCATCTAAAAGACTTGAATCTATTGGTATTAAGGCTATTAAAACAGATTTAACACCAGATTATATTCTTGATAAAATTGAAAAGATGAAAGATGATCTATATATTAAAGATAAAGTCCAAGGCATGAGATTCTTCCATATTCTATTAAGATTATATCTTTGTCCCAAGAAACTAATTATTACGTATCATTTTACAGTAGAAATTTTTGACTGGCTTATGCTACAAATCAAAGATTACTTTAATCAAGCTATTGCTCAACCAGGTGAAATGGTAGGTATTGTTGCAGCACAAACTATTGGAGAAATGGGTACTCAGATGACATTAGATTCATTCCATGTCTCTGGTACAGCAGCTGCTGTCAAAGCTACGTCTGGTGTTCCAAGATTAAAAGAAATTTTGAGTGCTACTAAAAAAACTAAGACACCTACTCTTATTATTTATATGAAAGCTGATATTGCTCGTATTGTAAATCCTGTAATGAAAGAAGATGGTATTGAGACAGATGATGAAAGAATTGAAATTAGTAAAAGTCATGCTATGAATATTAAAAATTCAATGGAAATTACTAAATTAGCAGATATTCTTGATTTTAGTGAAATTTATTGGGATAATGGAGAAGGAGATACGTCAATTGAAGACGATAAGGGTATTATAGATGTATATAAACAATTTGCGAATATTGATACAGTAAATTGTAGTATTACTAACAGTTCTCCATGGGTATTAAGAATGAAATTTAATAAGGAAAAAATGAATCAGTATGGTCTCAGAATGATTGATATTTATACAAAGATAAACACTGCATATGATAAATATGTAGATTGTGTATATAGTGATGATAATGCTGAAGAATGTATTTTCCGCATTAAATTAACTGATGTAGCATTAAAAGATATTGACAGTACAGATGAAATTGCAGCTATTAAAGCCATGGAACATAATATTGTTTATCAATTATTACTAAAAGGATACAAAGGTATTAAGAAAGTATCATTAAATAAAAAGAAATATAATAAATTCAATCATGAAACTGATAAATTTGATAAAATTATTGAATGGGTTCTTGATACTGATGGAACTAATCTAGCAGATATATTAGCTAATCCAAATATTGATAATACGCGTACTATGTCAAATGATATCCGCGAAATTTATGAAGTTCTAGGTATTGAAGCAGCTCGTAATTCTCTTTATAAAGAACTTGTAAATGTTACAAGCGAGGGTTCCATGAATTATCGTCACATGTCTCTTCTTATTGATACAATGACATTTAAGGGACAACTTATGTCTATTGATCGTCATGGTATTAATCGCGGTGATATTGGTCCTCTTGCTAAATCATCTTTTGAAGAAACAACCGACATGTTAATTAATGCTAGTATTTTTGCCGAATATGATAATGTAAATGGCGTATCAGCAAATGTTATGTTAGGACAGCAAGCTCCTTGCGGTACAGGTGATACTCGTGTTATGATAGATGAAGAACACATGATTGAACTTCTAAAAGATATTATACCGGAAAAGGAAGATCTAGATAATATTATTGAAGGAGACGAAGAAGTATATGATGATGACGATGATACTTGTATTGAAAATGATATTACGATGAATTTTAAACTAAGCGAACCTCATAAATGTTTTAAACTACCAGAGCAAAAAATTACATTAACAGAATAAAAATAAATTATATTCTAAAATTTAAATTTAGACATTGAAGTTGACACATCCTCTAATATTTTAGCTTTTGTTTCTGCTTCTATTTTTTTAATTCTTAATTCTGAAATTTTATCTTCATATTTTTTTATTTCAATTCTTTTTTTTTCTATTAAATCCTCATATTCTTTAATTTTTTCAGGAATATAAGCTATTGGAACATACGAGCTTTTGGGTGCTGTTTTTTTAAAACCAACTTCTAATTGTTTTGGTTTTTTTACAGCTCTTGATGATTTTCTTGAACCAGTATTACCCATTGTAACATCTTTATTTTTTATAACTGTTTTTTTAGGTAATTTTTTTTTAAATTCTAAATCTAATTTTATAGGATTTAATAAATAATTATTTGTAAATAATGTAGATTTTTTAGTAGTATGAACACCGCCATTTGTTTTTTTCATATTTATTTTTCTATTATATTTACAATATTATAATTTCATATGAGCTTCTATTAAAGTTATAACATCCATTGGAGCTTCTTTTAATTCAAGATATATATTTTTATTAACTTCTGTAATAGCATGATAGCTTATAAATTTTTTTTCATATTCTTTACCTAATATTATTAAAGGTCTTTCATATATATTATTTTGTGCTGGCATAAAAGTTGATGAAATTAATAAATCTTTAATGCTACCTCTTTTAATTCCTTCATCTGTTTCACCGTATTTAACTCTATGAATTAATAATATAGATATATTTAATAATTCTGTTATAGATAATAAATTAATATCATTTGGATATATTTTATTATCATCTAAAATAGCATTTATAATAGATACTTTTTCTTCTTCTGGTGCTTTATTAAAATATGTGTCTAAGAATATTTGTGTTGTTTTATATGTTTTCTTTTTATTAAGTTTTGCAATATATTCATTCATAAAAGAAGGATCATTTAATATATTACTCATAGCTTCATTATTATCAAGAATATCAAAATATTTACTACGACTTATATCAATTACATCTTTATATTTTATATTATATTTTAATATTTTAACCAACCAATCAAATAATTCAGGTATTACTTTTTCATTATAATTAGTATTTCTTAATAATAACATATTAACCCAAATATTTTTCTTATGTTTATTCCATTTAGATTTTAATTTTTCTCCGGGATAACTAAACATACTTGGTAATTTAACAATAACATTTTGATTTTCTTTTTTTATTATAAAATTACTAATTTTAGAGTTTTTAGTCATAGAATTAATAATATTAGGATTATCTTTATGATACATTAATAATTTTTTAGGTATTATATTAAATACAGTATTTCCTGTAAATATAAATTCATTTTTATTCTCTTTAATTGTATTATCAAAATCATATTTATTATATATCATAACTTTTTTAACCCATTCTTTAATATGATCAATACTATATAACGGTATTTCTTCTAAAATTATTTGTACAATTTTAATATCTCTATTTGGTATATTATTAAAATAATTTAATAATTCTTTAATAATTTCAATACGCTGTTTTTTTCTTAGAATATCTAATTTTTTATCTGTTAAATTTTTTATTAAAGTTTTTCCTACCATTAATTGTAATTGATACCATTTTTTAGATTGATTTATTTCATCTTTAATATAAGTATTTAATTCATTTATTCTACCTGTATGTATAATATTTTCACTAGTAATATCTCTTTTGAGAATAGTAAGTGTAGAATATAAAACAGTATCTGTTTCTTTCATATCTTTTCTTAACTCTCCAAAATTATATTCAATACCATATATTTTAGCTTTATCTAAAAAAATTCTCAAATCACTAGATAAGATTGAAATTTTATATTTATTATCAATAATATCATCATAAAATATTATATTTTTAATATTCATATCTTTAATTATTTTATTTAATAATGAAATACTAATTGGTGATGTTTTTAATAATATATTTCCATCTGTTAAAAATCTATCAATACTAAGATCATTATTTATAAGAACTGTATTTATTTTAAATTTATTACCATTACTAAATATATCTGTATTTGTTAATTGATTATATATAAAAAGATTATTATACATTTTATCTTCATATTTTTTATTAAGTTTATTACATTCATTTATTATTTTTTTCATATTAGGATAATTATTTATTTTTATTAATTTATCACCATCTATACTTCTTAATTTTAATTCTAGAGGTTCATAGTAATCACCATCTTTAAGAAGCATAATAGCATTTGGATTTAAACCAAGACCGGATATGATATCTTGAAATGAATTATAATAAGGACACATGATGTTTAAATCGTCTTCGTTTCTTTCCCATATTACTAACATTACATTATATAATATACTTAATAATGAATATAAATAATTAGAATTTTTTTCATCAGGATAGTTGTCTGATCTTAAAAAATCTATAAATTTATTATATGCTTTATAAATATTTAAAATTCTTGATAATTCATAATCGTTCTTTTTATTAATATTAAAAAGTTTATTTATTTTATTATTAGAATCTATATATTTATTAAATGATTCTAATAATTTAGGTTCATTTGATGGTATTATAGCATTTAGATCTATAAATGATTTACATAATTCACCATTCTCAAGTGTCATAAATGTAATAATATCTAGTTTTTTTGATATATCATTTACAAATTTATTTTTATTTTCAAAATTTAATAAATATGCAAGAGAATGTAATATACTATCTTTTTTACTTTTTTTATTACTTTTATGTTCTATTCCTTTTTTAACAAGACATTTTTCTGTTTTATTCAATGTTTTTGAACAAAGTACAAAATTTACTTCAGGATATAATAATTTGAATAAACTTTCAGGAACAACACCATAACGTCCTATTGGTATAGGAGTTGTTTTATTTAATAAATAATTTTCATCTTTATCTATTTTTTCTTCTTTTTTAATTAAAGGTATTGATACTTCTTTGTTAGAAACATTTTTGATATCTTTAATTCTTTTTATAGGCTTTGATTCTGTTTCACCTCTTTTAAAACAGCACGGAACTAATAATTCATTGTTGCCATTTTTTTTAAGTTTAACATATCTTGGTTTGGTTTTGTCGTTATCCCATAACATTTGTAATGGTTCTTCATTTTCTATGGGGCATTTTAAGTCTGATGAATTATGATCCAATGGTATTTTACTTTCAGGACACCATAAACGCGGACAAGTATAAAAATTTTTATTTGCTGGATCACTACCGTATTCAATAATATTATCAAAATATTTTAACATATCTTTTTTTTCCAAAGCCTCTTTTTCTTTTTTATTAATAACAAGAGGTTGATAAGATGCTTGACATTTTCTTGAATATTCATCAGTAAAAAGGTTTTTATCAGCTGTTCTTAATAAATTTATAAAATATCCATGTTTTTCTTTAGTTAGTGCCCCTCCTTTAAAAAATTCATCGTCGTCGCCAAAATCAAATTCTTGATCACCTATTTTTATTTTTTCTTCTTCATCTTCAGATATTTCCGGTGATTCTTTTGGTGATGAATATTTAATAGGTTTTAATATAGGTGATTTGACAGTTTTCTTAGTTATTTTTCGTGTTCCTTCTATTATTCTAGTTAGCCAATATAATAATAATTTTAATTCTTTTTTTGACGGACAGTTTATAATTTCAATATTATATCCTTGTTTATATTGTTCAATATTTACAATTGTACCAGTATTTTTAATATTAATATTCTTATTTTCTTTTGGTAAATTTGGATTATTCATAATATTTCTAACTTCTAATATTAGACTTTCGGCATCTTTATTATTAATATCATAATTAATTAATTCTGCTATTAAATCACTATCATTTATACCAAGATTTAATCTAGATTTAATATATTCACTTATATTTATAAGATCTTTATTATAATTTGATGATCTTTTATATGTACAATTGATATAATTTTTATTTTTTTCAACATTTAATTTATTAACATGAAATATATCTATATATTCGCCAATTTTTTTGGATAAATCAATAAAAGAACTATTATCGGCATTATAATATACATTTAATTTTAGATATATCTCGCTGGGTTTTATAGATTGTTTTAAATTATTTTTTAAATATTTAATAATTATTGTTTTATTTTTTGATAAATCGTTCCAATTTACATAGCTTCTTAGAGGTAATATATATGATATTAATATATTACCTTTGCTATCTATAGTTATTTTACAATTACCATTAGATGTTATAGAATATATATTTATACAATTTATACTAGTATTCTTTTCAAGATCAAATATATTTTTTAAGACTTTTTCATTTAATTTATGATCTTTATATAGTTTATATAATACATTATTATTGTCATTTATCCATTGTATTATTTGTATATTATCGTTTGGTTTCATTATATCAAATAAATATGCTAAATCAACTGATATTTTTATTTTATCATATAAATCAATTCTATGATAAATTTCAGATTGTATTGTTGTGTATTCTACATTTTTATTAATTAGTTTAGATAATAGTTTTTCTCTATTTTTTATACTTTTAATATTTAATGGAACATAAGAATCATTATAATAGTATTTATTTCCACTAAAATCATTTGAAAAAACTATATTAATTTGAGAATATTCAAATAATCCTTTATTATATATATATTCTATTTTATCATTTATTTCAGGAGAATTTCTATTAATAGATTTAAAAGGGTTAACATTATATCCTGACCATTTTATATTTTTAATATCAAAAAGTAATGATTTATTTCCTTTCCATACATATGCTTTATCGCTAATATCTTTATTATTTTCTTTTTCTTTTTCTTTTATATATTGTATAATTTTATTAATAGCATATTCTAGATTATCATCTTGATATATATTCTCTTTTATAAGGATCATATCATTTTTTTCTTTAATTTTACTATCAAATAAATATGTAATTTTCTTTGTATCTGAAATCCATCTAATAACTATTAAAGGTTTATAAGGATCCATCTATAATATAAATTGAATTTATTTCTTTCCTTTTTATAAATGTCAACACAAAAATCTTTAGATATTCTTACTAATGTTCTTCAGAACATTAAAAAAGTTGAAGTATTATCAGTTCTTAACAATATTACAGAGAAATTTGAAGATGGAAAAGAAACAAAAACAGAACCTTCAGAAACAAAAACAGAACCTTCAGAAACAAAAACAGAACCTTCAGAAACAAAAACAGAACCTTCAGAAACAAAAACAGAACCTTCAGAAACAAAATTAGAAACTCCAGAAACAAAAACAACAATAGGATCTATAATGACACAAGCTACAGAATCAAAAACAGCAACAGAAACAAAACAGACTGAAGATTCAGAAACTAAAAATAAAGACACTCAATATGATACTGAATATTTAATAAAATGGGCATTTATAGGGTTTGGTGTTTTTGCAGGAGTATTAATATTATTTTCTATAATATATTATATGTTTTTTAGTTCTAGTTCAACGCCTGTAAATTCTCAAGATATGAACTTAGAATATTCTCAGTATTATCCCGATGAAAATAATTATGATACACATTTCAAACAATCATCGTCTTATAATTCACAGAATATACCATCTATGAAAAAAAGTTCAGTATTAAATAATAGCCAAAGTTATAATAAATCATTAAATAATAGCCAAAGTTATAATAAATCATTAAATAATAGTCAAAATTATAATAAATCATTAAATAATAGTCAAAATTATAATAAAACTGACCAATCAATTAGTAATTCAAAAAACTTAACAAATAAAGATTTATCAGCTGATTCTCCAGATTATTATAATGAAGAAATGTCCCAGAAACCTTATCAACAAAATGAACCAGATTCATCTTTTTTAGATATGTTTAATTCAAAAAAAACAGAAAATCCTACAATGAATAAAATTGTTGGTGGAAAAAAAAGATAATTTAATAATTAATCATTGGTATATATTTTGAAACATATAAACCACTTATAAATCCTATTATAATAAAAAATACATATGAAAATGATATTGACATTATATAATATAATATATAAATTATAATAATATAAAATAATATATATAAATAATCTCGTGTACTACGAGGAGCAATCATATTATAATAATCAATACTGTAATAATCCATTTTATTATATTACAAGAGATTTATTATGACCTACACGAATATCGGTATTTACCATAATTTCATATCCAAGAGCACGGATATTTTTAGAGAATGCTACATCTTCTGAGCACATATCGCGAACAACGGTGCCATCTTCTTTAACAAGCTCTTCAAGAGGAGCATAGAAGTATGGATATTGCATTCTGTCAATAACTTCTTTTCTTACTGCCATAAATCCCATACCTGTATATGCTACGGGCATATATTTAAGTTCGGTTTCTTTTTTCCATTCATCAATTTCAGTAGGAGTTGAGAATTTAAATGTTCCTTCTTTAAGATAATGAGAGGTGTCCCATTCGCGTACAAAAGCATAATTTGCTAGATTGGACATTCTATACATACCCGCAACAACAGGATGTACATTTGTTGATTCAATTAGTTCTTCAATTTGCTCTGGTGTGAAGATAACATCACTATCAATAGTGATCCATATATCAAAATTTTCACCATTGAATGGTTTTTGTTCAACACCTCTTAGAACATCAAGCCCAAGAGTATGCATTCTTACAAAAGGTACAAATGAACCAGTTGCCGGAGAGATCATAATATCGTATTTTTGATTATCCCATAGTTTGCTAATAGTACTAGTCCATGAAATAAGGAATTTAGAAGAGAAATTATCACCAGGTAGAGCAAATACTACTTTTTTTCTTCTTACTGGTTCAGTTGCTACAGGAGTTGGTTCAGTTGCTACAGGAGTTGGTTCAGTTGAAGTTGGTTCAGTTGAAGTTGGTTCAGTTGAAGTTGGTTCAGTTGAAGTTGGTTCAGTTGAAGTTGGTTCAGTTGAAGTTGGTTCAGTTGAAGTTGGTTCAGTTGAAGTTGGTTCAGTTGTTACAGGGGTAGGAATTTCAATAGTTCCACTTGTTTCTTCCATCTTTATATATTATTTATAATAATAAATTCTTATATATTTTTACACACACGTTTTATATATAAAATATAAATTATATATATATTATATTAAATAATATTATGGACGAGCTTTATGATATTGAATTAGATGATAATTCAACAAGAGCAAATCAACCACAAAAAATCACAACACTTTTAAAACCGCATCAACTTGCCTGTCTTAATAAAGCTATTAATATGGAAAATAATGGAATTGTTAAATATAAAATATCTGAAAATAACCCTTTAAATATAAATTATAGAAATGTTGAAATGATGTCATCTGATAATATAATAGATGTTTCAACAAATGTAGGAATTATTGGTGATATTGTAGGTTATGGAAAAACATTAACAGCTTTATCTATTATTGCTCAGAATCCAGTAGAAAATATTCATATTAATACTATTAAAACAACAAGTATATATAGTTCGCGTGTATATAGTTATTTTACTTCTAAATCAATGAATCTATCAATGATAGATGATTATGAATTAGTACAATCTACTCTTGTTATTGTTCCTAGAGGACCTGTATATATACAGTGGATTAAAACATTAGAAAATAATACTTCTCTTAAATTTATTGCACTAGATAATTTTTGTCATATAAAAAAATATCTACCTCCTCATGGTACTAGTAAAAAGGATATTATAACATTTTTTAATAAATATGATGTAATTCTTATAAAAAATACTACATTGGATTTATTAATAAATTATTATGATAATCATAATAATGAAGAAAAATTTATATTAAATAAATGGAAAAGAGTAATGATTGATGAATCTCATGATATTATTCAAAAAATACAATCATTACATTATAGTTTTATGTGGTTAATTAGTGCTACATATACATCGTTAGCACATAAATCTACAGGTTATTGTAATATGCTTTTATTTCCTATTAGAGAGTTTTTAAGAGAAGAAAATATTAATTTAATGTTATTAAAATGCAAGAAAGATTTTGTAAGAAAAAGTTTTTCTATTCCAGCACTAATTGAAAAATATTATCATTGTAATTTATCAAAACATCTTAATATCATTAAAAATTATATTAATCCTTCTATATTAGAAAAAATTAATGCGAATGATATTTCAGGTGCTGTAAAAGAATTAGGTGGTAAAAACGAGAGCGAACAAGGATTAATTGATGTAGTATGTTCTGATATTAAACGTGATTTAAATAATAAAATTAAAGAATACGACTATATTTCTGACTTAGATATTTCTCCTGAAAATAAGGTTATAAGGCTTAAAAATATTACAAATGACATCAATACTATAAAAAATAAATTAACAGATTTAACTGAAAGAATATCAGAATTATCATCTAAATCTTGTTCTATATGTTTAGATAATATATCAGATCCTATTGTATTAGAATGTACTCATGTATATTGTGGTAAATGTCTTATGACATTATTAAATGTAAAAACAAATACTGATTATAGATGTCCTGAATGTAGAGCCCTTATAAATCCGGATAAACTAATTGCTATTGTATCTAATGATAAAATAACTAAAGAAGCAGAAAACGTTATTATACCTAAAAAGGTTTATAATAAACAAGAAATGCTTATTAATATTATTAATAATAAACCAAATGGTAAATTTTTAGTATTTAGTCGTGTTGATAATGGTTTTGCGAGTATTATAGAAAATCTTAATAAAAATAATATTACTTATGCTGAATTAAAAGGACATACTGGTCACATGATGAAAGTTCTAGAATCATTTAAAAAAGGGGCTTTAAAAGTTATTTTATTAAATACTTTCTATGCGGGTAGTGGTATTGATATTAACTTTGCGACAGATGTTATTATTTTTCATTCTATGGGTATAGATAAACAACAAGCTATTGGAAGAGCGCAGCGCGTAGGTAGAAATGATGAACTTGTTGTCCATAATTTATGTTATGAACATGAATTACCTACAAATGTTAGTATAGAGGATGTAATATAAATTAGAGTAAAAAAGTACATAATTTTATTTTTATAAATTTTTAGAATAGTTTAATATATTTTGGAAATTATTTAAATTATGTACTCTTTTAATTCATAGGATAAGAAGATTCAAAATTCTTTATAGTATTCTTAGTTTCTTTTGTTAATAAGTTAAATTTTTTAGGATGTATTAGTTCTAACATATTATGGTTTATATAAGTTTTTAGTTCTTCAATATGATTTATATTATTTATTAAATTATCAAAATATTCTTTATAATCATTATAGTAATTTGTTAGTAATCTAGAATTATTTATAAGTAGATTACATACAAGATAATTATAATCTATTGTAGTCCATGTATTTTCTTTTTTTATATTTATTAATTTCTTTTTATTATCATAACGAATATTTTGATTCTCTGGATAATCCTTATTAAAATGTATGAGTTCTATAAGTTTAAGAATTGGAAAACAAGCTTTAAAACATTTTTCATAAATAATTTCTTTTGTAATATAATCTAATCTTTCTTTTTCAAAATTGTTAGTAATGTAATAGTTGTTAGTAATATTATTTATATTATTATTTATATTGTTAGTAATATTATTAGTAGTATTATTAGTATTATTAGTAGTATTATTTGTTATATTAGCATTATCATTTGCAAATGCAGAACTTTTAGGTTTACAATTATTTCTTCTTTTATGATTACTTTTACTTTGATCACTCTTAAATGTAAACATACATTTTTCACATGTTAAAATATTTAATCCATTGCATGTTAAAATATGATTATTATAGGATTTAGGTGTTAAATAGCATTTAGAACATTTTTCACATTTATATTTTATAATGTTATCATTACAATTATTTTCATAAATTTCTAAATCTTCATTAACAGATGATATAGGAAATTCTTCTTTAAGTTCAAAAACTTCTACGCTGTGTTTATTATTACAATGTCTTTGAAAATTATAAAATTTATCAGTTTCATATTTGCAATAAGAACATTTATGTTTTTTAGTCATAATATAACTTTATAATATAAAGATATATTTATATAAGTGTATAAAAATTGTATTTTAGTTTAGTTTTTTGTTTTATGAGTGTAGTTTTTTGTTTTATGAGTGTAGTTTTTTGTTTTATGAGTGTAGTTTTTTGTTTTTTAATATAACAAAAAATAAAAAGTATGGTAATATAAATACAAAAAAAAAATAAATATTACCACCACATTTTTATAACGTTCGCGCGTAGCACCAAAATAGTAATAATTTTATACGATATATATTTAAAAACCTTATCGCAATTTTCATTAAAAAAAGAGCAAATGAGCTCCTCATTTTTATTTTTTTTTATTTTTGAAATTATTTATAGACTTAAAAACCTGTTTTTTCTGTATTATGAAATTAAGCATTTTTATATATTTTCTTGACAATACTAAAAATTGATTATAATATAAATAATAACAAATATTCTTAATACAAGACATGGATATTGATATTCAAAAACAAATATTTAATAAATTAGTAGAATTAAACAATAAAGATAAAGAATTATTTGAAGGAGAAGGAATATATAAATATTTTACAAAAAAAACAAAGTCAATAATAATATATGATGTCATAATATATAAATTTAAAGTATTAAAATATAATATTATAGAAGATGATACAATAATATTTATTGAATTATGTTATGATGAATATACAAATAATTTAAAAATAAATTCTAATTTATTATATAAAATTTATAATTTATATATTCTAGATGATAATTGTAAAAAAATATCTGAACACAAAATAAATAATAAAATAAAAGAGATATTTATAATATTTTTACAAAAATATGTTAATAATAAGGAAATATATGATATATTAGATTTAATCATTAAACAAATCTATTATGATTATAAAATCAATATTACTAATAATGATATACTGCTATCTAAAATACCAAAATATAATTCTTTATATAACCCGTCTAATACTAAAATGATAATACCACCAATACTGGCAAATCAAATAATATTATATAAAGAAAAACAAATCAGAGAAGATAATGTAAAATTACAAAGATGCTTTTATAAAATCAATAAAACAGATAAAATATATTATATACTTCTTAATGAAAACGAAGGAGATTATTATATAAATATTATATACCAATATACTGAAGGTAATCAGTCTTATTTAATATCAACCAATATAATTGATTCATCATTTCCTGAAAAAAATATTATAATTGAAAAAATTAAGGAACAAATTTATAGATATAATATGCCTTGTTATATTAAAGAAGATATTATAAAAATATGTCATGATAAATTCATCTTAGTAAAAAATTACGAATAGTTCTGTATACAAATTCTATTAGCAATTGCCAATATATACACGATAATATATTTTTAGAATTTTTTTCATAATCATCTTTAATTCTTTTTATATTTATATAATATTCATTGCTTATTATAATATCTTCTAAATTACTTGTAATATAATATGCATTTTGTTCATTAAAATTTATATTCATTTATATATATTATTATAACTATTATAAATGTTTTAATTATACCTTTTATTCAAAAAAAATTGATTTAAATAATTATCAACTATACTTATTCAACAAAAAAGATTATTTAATAAAGCAAACAATGGTAGACTCTTTATGTGCGAGGCAAGGTTTATATATTTCTAATAATGAGTACCGACTTTTAAAACATGATCTTAAAAAAAAATTTGACAACGGTAATATGACATCGTCTTATTTTGAATGTTTTGACGAAGAAGATGTAAAACCAACTACTAGAAAACAAAAGAAATATATTGAATTGGCATCTAAAATTGCAATGAAGTCAGTAATGACACAAAAACATGGAGCTATAATTGTATATAAAAAAAAGATAATAGCATCAGGATTTAATTACAATATTAATAATATTTATAGTATTCATGCTGAAATGGATGCTATTGCTTCTATGAAAAAACAACATAGACATCTTTTGCCTGAATGTGAGCTATACGTTGTAAGAATAGGTCCAGATCGTTTTGATAACCCTCTTAAATATTCAAAACCATGTTTTAATTGCCAAAACGCAATAACAAAGCATTGTATAAAAAAAACCTTTTATTCAACAAATTATGAATATGATAATATTATTTCTTTTAATTCATGTCCTGTTTGCTGATATTATATTATTGTTAATAGATTTATATGTATAATATGTAATATTTTTTATTATTTTACTAATACTTTTGCTATATTATTAAAATATATTAGAAAATTGTTTTCATCATCGGGTTCTTCATAATTATTTATAATTTTTTCTAAAAATGCACATATATTATTAGTATTAATATCAGAATTTTTAATTTGTTGTAAAACACAATTTATAAATAATGTTTTACTATCTTTACTACATTTATATTTTAATGCATCAGATATAATTTTATTTTTTTCTTCATCAGTAATGGTTTTAAGATCATTTTCAACAATTTCATTAAAATAATCTATATTAACCCTATTTATTTCTTTTTGTATTATATTATCCGACTCTTCTTCTTTATCCTCTTCTTTATCCTCTTCTTTATCTTCTTCTTTTATACATGTTCTATCGTGTCTTAATTTACTTTTAACAGATGAGAAAAGTGTATAACATTTTGTACATTTAAATTCTTCATTAACTTCTTTACAAGATGTTAAATGATTATCAAAATTTTTTTGTGTTGAATATCTTTTATAGCATTTTTTACAAATATAAAGCCTTTTGCCTACAGCATTTGTAGAATAAATTATATCATTATTCTCATCATCATTCTCCATATTATAAACTATATATAATATATATTATTTGTTATATCTTATATATTTTTTATTTATGGAATGGTATAAAGATTAGTTATATATAAATATAAATATATAAAATATAATAATGCATATAGCTCCTTATTTACCTGGTCTTAAAAGACATTTATTTATGGGATTTATATATGGTATGACATCATCATATTTATTATCATATGTTCCTATTTTTTATACAAAAATAATGGAATGTTTAATTAAAAATAATAAAGATGATATATATAATTATTTAATTATATATTATGTTTATAATATATGTGGTAATATTTTTGCAGGATTAAGAGGCTATATATTTACTATATATATTCAAATATTATCAGAAAGATTTAAAAAAGGTATATTATATGAATTTTTTAAAAAAGATGTTCTATATTTTAATAATTTAAAACCAAATGAAGTTGCTAATATACTTATAAATGATAGCAATAGTGTTTCAGATTTATATTGTCTTAATGCTAATATTGCTATGAGAAATTTATCACAGTTTATAACACTTACATATATATTATTTAGAAAATCAAAAGAATTATATTTTTTAAATTTAGGACTTGCTTTCATAGAATTATTAATAGAGCATAATTATCATCATTTTATTTATGAAAAATCAGTGGAAAAATGTAATAAATTACTTTTATTACAAAATGGTATTATAAATGATTATATTAATAAAATAGATACTTATAAATCATTGGGACTTGAAAATATGGTTTATAATAATTGGAATAAAAATAAAGAAGATTATCTTAAAATTAAAAAAACAGAAGCTACTGTATATGGTATTAAAGTTTTTATTAATCAATCTATAAATAAACTTATGATTCTTAGTCTTATAACATATGGCATATGGAAAAAATATCCTTTTGATGAAATTATGGTATTTTTATTATATAATCCTACATTTTGTAGTATTCTTAATGATATGATGTTAATTAGAACATCTTTAACTAATAATAAAATTCCTTTGAAAAATATTAACGGTTTATTTAAAAAAGACAGTGCTATTTCATGGGATGGTTCTTTTATTCCAGATGAAAATAAACACCCTTTTAAACCGGATATTATAATAAATAACTTAACATTTTATTATGATGAAAGCAAAGTTATTTTAGATAAATTAAATTTAAAATTTGAGTTTGGAAAAATAATAGGTATTAGTGGACAATCTGGTAAAGGTAAAAGCACATTATTAAAATTATTATTAGGTTTATATAAACCTGTTTCTGGAGATGTTCTTTATGATTATATTAAAATATATGATATTGATAAAGAATATTTTTATAAAAATTTAATATCATTTGTGGGACAGGAACCAGTGCTTTTTTCAGGTTCTACTCATGAAAATATTGTAAGTAATATTGAAAATTATGATTCTGAATTATTTGATATTCTTAAAGATTTAATAGAAGATGTTCCTATGGATACTAAAATGTCTGGTGGACAAAGACAGCGTGTAGCTATTTGTAGGGCATTTATGAGAAAACCTAAAATATTATTATTAGATGAACCAACTTCAGCACTAGATGTTGAAAATGAAAAAATGGTTCTTGATATAATACAAAAACTCCATAAATTATATGGTATTACTATCATTATAGTAAGTCATAAAAAAACAACAATGGATATATGTGATAAAATAGTATATATGTAAATTATAATTTTTATAATGTAATACTAACTTTGGGTATAATTCTTTTAATATTCTTTTTAGTAACTATTTGTCTATCTTCTTCAAATATTTGTTTTAGTAAATCTTCACCGGATAGTTCTTTATATTTTAGAATACGCTCTCTAATATCAGTAATTTTAATAGGTACTTTTACATTTTTTGTATTAGCTTTAATGCGTCCATATTGTGTATTAAGATCATTATAATTAAATTTTGTCATAAAATCTTGTATTTTTGTATTAAGTACTCTTTGATAATTTTTACGCTCTTTAATAGCAATTACTAGTTTTCTAATTTGATCATCATATTTAAACCAATCATTTACAAAATTTTTAAAATCATTTAATTCTTCTTCTGTTGGTTCCATTTTTTCATTTGATATAATATCATTAATCATATCATCTGTTTGTTGAGAAGTCATTATGTATAATATATTTATTATATAAATATATCCTTAAGTTATTTTTTAGGTTTTACAGGTTTTTTTGTTTTCTTAATAGTTTTTTTTATAGAATTAGCTTTTTTTTTAGTAAGAGAAATTTTTTTGCGAATTGGAGGACTAGGATTTGTAAGTATTTTAGATTTCATTAAAAATTTCTCTAAACTATCATAATCTCTTGATCCATTAAATTCTTCTTTTTTAATACCATTTTTATAACTCATTATTGTAGGAAATCCCATTATATTTCTAGATTGTGGATTTAAATATTGAATATCAGCTAATTCAATATTAATAATATTAACGTCTTTTCCATAATCTTTACATAATTTCATCCACGTAGGCATCATTTGATGACAGTGTCCGCAATTAACCCAGTAATAGAAACAAACGCAGTTTTTAGTATCTATAATATTATTTACAGTTTGAGAATTTTCTTTTTTTAATACATAAAACATTGCTATCTCTTTTATATTATAAATATAATATTTTTTATTATTAGATATGAATACGTACGATATATATAATCCTAAAAAATTATCAGCAGAAATTTCTTGTACTAATATGAGTTATTTATCATACAATGAAGCTAAAAATCAAGGAGAAATAATGGACAAAATTTTTAGATCAAATGAATATGATTCTTATACAGAAGGTTTTAGAGACAAAGAATCAGCTCTTATTAAAGGTTCTATGATTGGTAAAAAAAATTGTATTTATAAACGCCCAGAGTATAATATGGGTGACTGGGGTGATCAATTTATGTCATTTGGATACGCTGATGAAAGAAGTCTTTTTAATAATAATACTAAAGCTAAAACAATTACTAAACCACCTTCTAATTTATGTAAAGATGGATTATTACAAAACGATCTATATAATCTTGGAACAAATAATGTATTTACAAATCAATATTCTAAATATTAAATTATAATCCACAACCACAACCTGCTTTCTTTGTTCTTGTTTTTTTAACTATAGGTTTCTTAACTGTTTTTTTAACCACGGGTTTCTTAGCTGTTTTTTTAACCACAGGTTTCTTAGCTGTTTTTTTAGAAACCCGCCTCTTTGGTGGCATACCACCGCTCATAATTTCTCCTCCTAATATTGTATCACAACCCATTTATCTACTATTTTCCTATTATTATACGATATTTTTAACAAATTCTATGTCTTTATTTAAATTATTTGAGACTTTTTCTAAAATTATTAAAGGTATTTGTTTATTTGTTTTTATCAATTTTAAGAAATTTTCAATATCTTTTACAGGTATTTTACCTTCTAAAATAGGAGCGTGTTTATCAACCCTGGAATTAAGTCCTTTCATACTACTATTTAAATGAATAACAATAACATCTTTAGCATTTTTAGAATATATAATATTATAAGCATCGGATAATTCATATCCTGCTGAATATACATGACAAGTATCAAGACATATACCCATGTGTTTCTTCTCGTCTGTTGTGAAAGAATTATAGAATTTCACAAATTCATTTAAATCAGTTAATAATTCTGTTCCTTGTCCTGCAGGGGTTTCTAGAATAAATTTAGATTTAATATTGTTTTTTTTAAGATGCGCTACTATATATTTAATACCATCTTTCATATTTTGTAGACCGTCTTCATATGTTTGTGTAGTATATTTACCAACATGAACTACAACACCTATAGAATTAATTAAGTCAGATATTTTAAGTTCTTCTATTAAAAGATTGATCCAGTAACAATCTTTAATATCTAAAGTTCTATCGCCATTCTTCATGTCTTTAGCAAGATTTATAGTATATGGTGAATGAATTATTAATTTACATTTATTATCTTCACAATATTTAATAATTGATGGTGATTCTTTTTTATATTTTTCAATATTAGGCAACGCTACGCTACGAGGATTAGATGCAAATAATTGTAAAGCATTTCCACCATTATCTTTAATTTTTTTTATAGTATCTAATAATGTTTTTTCTTTTGTGATATGAGCACCAATAAATGAATTAGTCATCATTATATTATTTAATTATAATATAATTTGTATTGTATTATATTGTCAATTTTTTATATTACTTAAGATTATGATGATTCCGAGTAATATAGAAACTAAATTTGCCACAACTCCTTTAAATTTAAAATATATGAGACCATTAGAGAAGGGCTATACAGTATATTCTAAAAGTAATTGTTTATATTGTGATAAGGCTAAAAAACTATTAGAAAATGTTGTTGAAAAAAAATTAATAAATTGTGATGATATTATTAAAGAGGATTTAGAAGGTTATTTTGAATATATTAAGTATATTGCTAATACTGAATATAGATTTGTACCTGCTGTATTTAAAGACGGTGTATTTATTGGAGGATACGATAAACTTGTTCAAGAATTTAATAAATCCTAAATATTTAATTTGAGTACATAATTTTATTTTTATAAATTTTTAAAATTGTTTAATATATTTTGCAAATTATTTAAATTATGTACTCTTTTTCACTAAATAGATATAAAAATTGATTTAAAATTTATATATTAAATTATTGTTTAGGTAATTAAAAATATTATAATAATGATTAAATTTACTGAAAAACAAAACAAAATAATAGAAGATACTGAAGATTACGTTTCTAAATATATGGAAAATTATGATATTTCACACGATTTTAATCATATTATAAGAGTTAAAAATATGGCTACAACAATTGCTATAAGCGAAGATCTTCTTACAGATGATATATTTATTATCCAATTAGGTGCTCTTATGCATGATATTGCTGATCATAAGTATTGTTCTGAAATATTTACACAAGAAAATATAATTAGGAGTTTTTATGAAGAAATTCTTTCAAAAAATATAATAGATGAAATTGTTAAAATTGCTTGTAATACAAGCTTATCAAAAGAATACAACAATGAAACACCTATTGTGTGTAAAAAATTATACTGTGTTCAAGATGCTGATAGAATAGATTCTTTAGGTTCTATTGGAATTTCTAGATATTTTGCATACGGACTTGTTAAAAATACTACAAGTATAGATGATATCATTAAAAATCTTGAATTTAGAACAAATATATTAATGAAATATATAAAAACATCTTATGCTAAAGCACAGGCAGAAAAAAAATATGCGATTATACAATCATTTATAGAAGACTATAAAAATTCTGTATAATTTTTAATACATATTATTATATTAAATTATAAAATAAAATAAATATATAGGATGTTTTATATGGTTATTTTTTAATTTTATATTATTATAATAGTATTATAAAATCTAAATAATGAATATTATTGATAAATCATTATTATTGAAAAAAATATCTGTTCAAAATAATATAATAAATAAAATAAAAAATATAACACCCGAACAAACTATAATAAATTCAAATATATCTATATCATCTCAGGTACAACCTCAAATAAGCCAAGTAACGTCTCAAGTACAACCTCAAATAAATGAAGTTATATCTCATGTACAACCTCAAATAAGCCAAGTAACATCTCAAGTACAACCTCAAATAAATGAAGTTATATCTCAGGTACAACCTCAAATAAGCCAAGTTATATCTCAAGTACAACCTCAAATAAATGAAGTTATATCTCAGGTACAACCTCAAATAAGCCAAGTTATATCTCAAGTACAACCTCAAATAAATGAAGTTATATCTCAGGTACAACCTCAAATAAGCCAAGTTATATCTCAAGTACAACCTCAAATAAGCCAAGTAACATCTCAAGTACAACCTCAAATAAGCCAAGTAACGTCTCAAGTACAACCTCAAATAAGCCAAGTAACGTCTCAAGTACAACCTCAAATAAGCCAAGTAACATCTCAAGTACAACCTCAAATAAACCAAGTAACATCTCAAGTACAACCTCAAATAAATGAAGTTATATCTCAGGTACAACCTCAAATAAGCCAAGTAACATCTCAAGTACAACCTCAAATAAATGAAGTTATATCTCAGGTACAACCTCAAATAAACCAAGTAACGTCTCAAGTACAACCTCAAATAAACCAAGTAACGTCTCAAGTACAACCTCAAATAAACCAAGTAACGTCTCAAGTACAACCTCAAATAAGCCAAGTAACGTCTCAAGTACAACCTCAAATAAGCCAAGTAACATCTCAAGTACAACCTCAAATAAATGAAGTTATATCTCAAGTACAACCTCAAATAAATGAAGTTATATCTCAAGTACAACCTCAAATAAACCAAGTAACATCTCAAAATGATATAATACTTGAAACATTAGATATTAATGCTATTATAGAAAGCATAAAAGAACCAATCGCTTTATTAGAAAAATGTATATTATTAAATGTTGTTCCGGAAAATATAAATAAAGAAGAATTGAAAAAATATATAAATATATATAAAAATATTACAAATATTGAAGATATTAAAAATATAAAAAAAACAGGGTATTTTACATGTTTCAAAAATATTTTTTTAAAAAAAATAAAAGATATTGACGGTGAAGATATTGAAGAAATAAAAAAAAAGGGGTGTTTTACATGGTTTAATAAATATTTAACCAATTCAAAATAAATATTATCATATTACAATATTTTTTTTTCATAAAATAATAAAAAATGATTATTTAAGATTTAAGATTATATAACTATATAATGTTTAGCAAAGAATCATGTTGGGATATTTTAGATACTTATTATCACAAAGGAGGTTCACAGGATTCTGTAAATCCTCTTATAAAACATCAAATTGACAGTTATAATAAATTCATTGATAATACACTTGGACAAATTATTTCAGGATTTAATCCAATAAAAATTGGCAATAATTTAAAAACAGAAAATACTGATCAAACATATAAAATAAATATCAGTATTGTTCAACCTTCTCTTACAAAAGCATCTTATCAACTTCCAGATGGTACTCATACTATCATGACACCATATATTGCTAGAATGAATAATCTTACATATTCTAGTAATTTATATGTGAATGTTAATATCAGTATTGAAGTTACTAATGCTGATGGTATGATTGAAAAGTTTGACAAAACTGTAAACGGTGTTTATATTGGCAAAATACCTATTATGGTTCGTTCAAAATCATGTATCCTTTATCAAGTTAATGGTATTGGTGAAGAGAATAATAATGAGTGTAGGTATGATTTCGGTGGTTATTTTATCATAAATGGTAATGAGAAAGTACTTATTTCTCAAGATCGTATTAATGAAAATAAAACACTTGTATTTCAGCCAAATAATAATACAGAAGGTCTATATGCTGAAATTCGTTCAATGAAAGATAACTCCTATTTACCTCCTAAAACTACTAGTCTAAATATGTCTGGAAAATTAAATCATATGGGTCGTATCATCCGCCTTAATACATCATTTTTACGTAGTGAGATTCCAGTATTTGTAATGTTTAGGGCTCTTGGTGTAATTAGCGACAAAGATATCATCAAGCATATTGTATACGATTTAGACAACAATGATAATAAGCGCATTATTACAGAGCTTATGGCATGTTGTGAAGATGCTTGTGATGTTCATACCCAAGAACAGGCAGAAAATATTCTTCTTAAAATCTTATCAGGTGCTAATAAAAATACAGATAATAGAGAACTCCTCAAAAATAATCTTATAAACGATTTTCTTCCTCATACTGGTAAGAATTTCAAAAGAAAAGCACTTTATCTTGGTTTTATGATCCGCAAAATGCTTCGTATTTACATGGGATATGATTCATATGATAATCGCGATTCCTACATGAACAAGCGAGTAGATACTCCTGGAATTCTTATGAGTAATCTATTTCGCCAATGCTATAGCAAAATGACAAAAGAACTTAAAGTAGTAATTGAAAAAGAACTCAATCTTTGGCGCGCTAATAACAATATTACAACAGCTGATATTATTACAGATGTTAATATTCGTAGGTATTTTAAACAATCTCTTATGGAATCATGGATTAAATACTCTCTTTCAACTGGTAACTGGGGTATTAAGAGTATTGGAAGCTATCAAAATATTAAACAAGGAGTTTCACAGGTTCTCAATCGTATGTCATATTCAAGCACCCTTTCGCATCTTCGTCGTATTAACACCTCAATGGAGAAGAATGGCAAACTTGTACAACCTCGTAAGTTAGATCATTCGCAGATGGGTATGATCTGTCCAGCGGAATGTTTTGACCCAAATACTCCTATATTACTATGGAATGGTACTATTAAAAAAGCAGAAGATATTATTATCGGAGATTATCTAATTGATGACAATGGTAATTCTGTTAGAGTTAAAAGTACTTGTTCAGGGCATAAAACTATGTATGAAGTAATACAGCATAAAAATAATTTTATGAATTATACTGTTACAGATAATCATATTCTAACTTTAAAAGTTAAAAAACATAAAAATGTTAGAAACCATAGAGGAAAAATAGAATTAATGTGGTTTGATAAAAAAGAATTAAAATATAACTATAAAGATTTTAACAATACAGAAGATTTAAATGAATTTAGTTCATCTATTGACGACGATAATGTAATTGATATTACAATTGAACAATATCTATCTTTACCTGAAAATGTTCAAAATCAATTATATACATTTAAATCAGATGGAATTAATTGGGAAACAAAAGAAGTTGCTTTAGATCCATACATACTAGGTATGTGGCTAGGCGATGGATTGTCATCCGGTTATGGATTTGCTACTGCAGATAAAGAATTACTTGACGAATGGATTAAATGGGGTCTAGATAATGATGTAACAATTACAAAAGATAATAGATACTCATATACTATTATCTCAACAATCAATAATACACAACCTGGAATTAGTTGTAATAAAAGTGAGAAAGCACCACTTAAAAAATTATTAGCTAAATATAATTTAGTTAATAATAAACATATTCCATTAGATTATTTGACAAATGATCGTAAAACCAGATTAGCAGTATTAGCTGGATTAATAGATACAGATGGTAGTGTAAGAGCTAATGGACATGAAATTAGAATATGTCAAGGAAAACCAAATTATAAAATTATATATGATGCTGAATTCTTAGCAAGAAGTTTAGGGTTTTCGTGTCATTTAAATGATGGTACTTGTTCTTATACAGTTAATGGAGAGAAAAGAAAAAAGCCGTATAAAGAATTAAGTATTACAGGAAAATATTTATATGAGATTCCAACTGTACTTCCTCGTAAGAAATTAAATAAATGTAATAGTAAAGGACATGAAAAAAGATGTGATAGTTACTTACAAAGTTCTTTCAAATTAGTCCAAAAAGACATTCAACCATTTGTAGGGTGGCAACTTGAGGGCAATGGAAGATTCCTTTTAGGAGATATGAGTATCAGTCACAATACGCCGGAAGGTTCTTCGGTAGGTCTCGTTAAAAATATGGCTCTAAGTACCAATATCTCTGTTTCAATGGATTCAACACATATTCGCAATGTTTTAAAAGAAGAAGGGGTCAATATATATGACGATAATAATACAGATAATGATTATCTTGATAAACTTGGAGATTGTAATAATATATATGTAATGATCAATGGTGATATTTATGGTTATCACGATAAACCAAATGAATTATATACTAAACTAAAGCATTATAAAAGAAGTGGTTATATTTATCCTATGACATCTGTAATCTGGGATATTCAACATCGCTTTATTACAATTAGCACAGAAGCAGGTAGAATGTATCGTCCTCTCTATATTGTAGACATTGATCCTATTACAAAGAAAAGAGAGCTACGTATTAACAGAATTCTTAAAAGGAAAAATATCTCTTGGGATGAATATAAAAAAGACAAGAATTTTGACTATTTCATCGCACCATGTGAAGATTCAAAAATCAAAGATGAAGATTCATATTTAGACGAGGAAGGTTTTATTGAATATATGGATTGTGAGGAAATTAATCACGCAATGATTGCTACATATCCAAATGATCTTGATAAAGGTATGAAAGGTACTGCTTATCCACCATTTTACACTCATTGTGAAATTCATCCCAGTCTCATGAATGGTATTCTTGGTGTTAATATTCCCTTTAGTGATCATAATCAGTCTCCTAGAAATTGTTATCAATGTATTAATCAAAATGAGACAGTATATATGAGTAACGGAACATATAAAAAAATAAAAGATGTTGTGGTTGGTGATAAGGTTGTATGTTTTAATCCCGAAACAATGATTAATGATTATACAACTGTTGTTGCTCAATATAATCGTATTACACCTAAAATGGTTTATACTATTTCAACTATTAGTGGACGTAATATTATTGCTACATATGATCATAAATTCATTACTAATCAAGGATGGATGGAAGTACAATATATCAATGAACTAATTAAACTTGGTATTTATATTAAAAATTATAACTATAAAACACCATATATTTCACCTGAAGTAAATATTGACAACATGATCATCTTTAAAAATACCGAAGAATACTCAAATATTTATAAAGACATGGGATTATATCCTCTAAGCAATACTAATGACAAAATTAATATTATTGCTCGTATTGCTGGTTATTACTACGTTAACAAAAATGTATTTACAAATAAAAAAGATGCTGACGATTTTAACAAAGATGTTGAATTTATTGGCTTTAAATATGGTGTATTTGACACAAATTACGTATTATATTTTAATAGATTAACAGAGAATATTGAATGGATATCTAATTGCTCTAATATTACAAAGATTGAATTTATTAGCGCATACTTAGCAGCTATTTACAAGTCTCTAGATAATATTAAAGAAAGCAATTCATCTAATATTCCTGAAATTCCAATTTCATATGTATTTGATAATATTGATAAAACAGTTTCAAAAATCATGGATGAATTTAATATTAATAAAGATTGGTATGAGACAAACGATAGTATTGCTCTTTATTATAATACATTTGGTGCTCGTTATAATAATGAATTCTTAAAAGAAATTGCCTTAATCAATGAATATATTAACTATACCAAATATAAATATCGTATTGGATGGGACAGTGATTATACTATTGATCAATGGAATAAATTAATTGAATTTAAAGGTGATATTATGTTTGTACCATTTTATTCAAAGACTAAAAATAATAACCATAAAATTTCTGATATTACTGTTGAAAGCGAGAATCATAGCTTTATTGCTGGTAATGGTTTTGCTGTTAGCAATTGTGCTATGGGTAAACAAGCCCTAGGTGTCTATATGAGTAATTTTAATAGACGTATTGATACTATGGGAAATATTCTTAATTATCCTCAGCGTTCTATTGTAAGAACGCGTCTATCTAAATATACTTATAGTAGCGAGCTTCCATCTGGAACAAATGCTATTGTTGCTATTATGACCCATACGGGTTTTAATCAGGAAGATAGTATTATGGTTAATCAGTCTGCGCTTGATAGAGGACTATTTACAAGTACCTATTATAAAGCTATGCGTGATGTATGTACAAAAAATCATAGCACTGGCGAAGAGGAAGTATTTACTAATCCTACAAATATGACTAACGGAAAGCCGTTTTCTTATAGAAAATTAGGAGATGATGGTTTTGTAGAGAAAAATACCTATGTGGATGCTAATGATATTATAGCGGGAAAAGTTATGCCTAAGAAGACAAATGGTGTCATTAATTATCAGGATAATAGCCTTTGTATGAAAGCAAACGATGAAGGATATATTGATATGAATTATTCAGGAATTAATAGCGATGGTTATAAATTCTGTAAAGTTCGTATTCGTAAAAATCGTAAGCCTGAGATTGGTGACAAATGCGCATCAACAAGTGCGCAAAAAGGAACTATTGGTATGACTTATAAACACCAGGATATGCCTTTTACAAAAGACGGAATTGTACCTGATATTATTATGAACCCTCATGCTATTCCATCGCGTATGACTATCGCACAGCTTATGGAGTGTATTATGGGTAAAGCAGGATGCCATATTGGGTCATTTGGAGATGCTACACCATATAATGATTGTTCTGTAGAAAGTATCGCAAAAGTTCTAGAACTTTCTGGTATGGAAAGGTACGGTAATGAGATTATGTATAATGGACGCACAGGAGAACAAATTAAAACAGAGATTTTCATCGGTCCAACATATTACCAGAGACTCAAGCATATGGTCGTAGACAAAGTACATTGCACCACCGGCGATCACGAAGTTCTTACATCAAATGGTTGGAAATTCATTCCAGAAGTAACTATGGATGATGAAGTTGCTATTCTAAAAGATGGCAAGTTAGTATATGAGAAGCCATTAGAAGTTCATCATTATCCTGATTATGAAGGTAAAATGTATAGAATTAAGAATTCAAATATTGACCTTGATGTTACAGCTAATCATAGAATGTATGTTAAGACTTGTCATACAAGAAAAAGAATTTGGAGTGATTATCGTCTTGAAAAAGCAGAGGATATTGTTGGTAAAATGGCTAAATACAAGAAAAATGCTGAATGGGATGCACCTACATATCAGTTTATTCTACCAGCATTTGAAGAACATTCTGAAAAATCATTAGATATGGATTCTTGGCTTACATTCTTTGGAATATGGCTTGCAGAAGGTTGGGCATATAATGGAAAATGTGATAATAAATATAGAATTGGATTTGCTGTTAATAAACAAAGAGTAAAAGATGTGCTATATAATGCTATTACAAAAATGGGATATAATTATAATGTTTGCGATGAACATTTAGAAATTAATAATAAACAACTACACGCTTATTTAGCGCCATTAAGTGTTGGTGCTCCTAATAAATATATGCCAGAATGGGTATGGAAATTAAGCAAAGAACAAGCACAGCTTCTAGTACATTCTATGCAATTAGGTGATGGAAGCTTTAAAAAGAATTCAACAAGCAGTTTGTACTATACTTCGTCTATTAAACTTGCTGACGATTTTATGAGACTTCTACTTCACGCTGGATGGTCTGGAAATAAGACTTGTCATATTAAAGCAGGTGCTAATACAGTATATATTAAAGAAAGAGAATTTACTAATAATCACGATATTTGGAGAATATCAGTTATTAAAACAAAAAATGAACCTTGTGTTAATCACGGAAATGTTAAAACTCAGGAAATTCAAGAAGAAGAAATTTACGATTATAAAGGTGCTGTTTATTGTCTATCAGTATCAAGTGAGATATTTATGGTAAGACGCAATGGAAAGCCAGTATGGACTGGAAATTCAAGGGGAAGTAATGGTCCTATCGTGATGTTAACCAGACAAGCAAGTGAAGGAAGAGCCCGGAACGGAGGTCTTCGGCTGGGTGAAATGGAGAGGGACGCAATTTTAGGACACGCTCTTCCTGGTTTCCTTAAAGAAAAGATGCTTGATACTGCTGACAATTATAGAATATTTATCTGTAAAAAATGTGGTATGTCAGCTACTGTCAATACTGAAAAAAATATTTATAAGTGTAATAATTGTAAGAATTGTACTGACATTGCTCAGATAAGAATTCCATATGCTTTCAAATTACTAACACAAGAACTATATACTATGAACGTTATGATGCGTTATGTATGTAATTAAAAAATAAATAACTTTCTAAAATCTTCTTTTACATTTTTTTAAATTTCATCATAGTATAGATATTTAATATCTATTTCTTTTTCTGGTTCATTTTCAATTGCATCTTTAATAGTATTTTTTAGTGTATTTAGTCTATTTTTCCAATTATCTCTCATTGTCCTATTAATAATTGATAAACCTTCTTT